TACACCTTTTGCTTTTGCAATTCGGTACAGTTCCCGATGCCCAGATAAGGTTCCGTGATCTGTGATAGCCAATGCTGGCATACCAAGTTCAACTGCTCGGTCAATATATTCTTCTGGAGTAGCAACACCATCAAATAGTGAATAGTGTGTGTGTACGTGTAAGCCTACGTAACTCATATTACCAATCTGTGTTGGTAGCAGAAGTTGTAGTTGGACCGTCAAAGCCTAGATAAAAGGCTTCTTGTTCCGCATATGGAATCTTCTTTAGTGCTGATTCCAATGGGAATGGCTCTGTTCCAGACCAGTCAAATGGTTCCTTGTCTGGTGCTGATGGAATAAGTGTGTAATTAGTTTCAGTTCCCTGACCATTACGCTTTAACTTCCAAACAACATTTGAAATACTACCAGTCTCCATAGCGTATTCCTTGATTGTATTGAATGATGATTGCTTGCTGATACCCATTGACCAGATTGCGACATAAGGCTTTTCAATACCATCGTCAACAAGAACGTTGCAATAGAAACGAAGACGTGCTCTCCAGCCAGCCTTTGGATCCTTACGATGCATTTCTTCCGCCCAGTCACGGCCCTCTGTTTCCATTGTGTCTACAGCCTTGCGCTTGTAGTCCTTTGGATTTGTGTGTTCCTTGACAACCAATGCAAGACCACGAGCCTCATTATAGTTGGCTGAATCTTCATCTAGTTCTTCAATAAAACGAATCTTTACTGATTGACCATCGGCAAGTTTTAGCCACTTTACCTTTGGTGAGTTTTCGTCGTACTTTGGCTTATCGAGCAGGGCATTAATATTTTTGAGTCCCTTAATTACGCTCATATGTTTTCTCCTTTGTGTTGTTATATTAGTTTAGCATAGAGGATATAGATTTGTCAAACTCAAACTTTAACTGCTTAATAGTTTCATCATCCATATCTCCTATATCTTTGTATTTTTTATCTATTGTGATTACGCTGACAAGAGATCCAAGTTTTTCAACTAACTTGTCTTTCATGATTGCTCCAGCCTCATCGTTATCTGCAATTAGTACAACATTATTGAAGTACTTTTCTAGCAACTTAATTTGTGATGCAGATACATTTGCACCCAGCGTTGCGACTGCTGGGAATCCTACTTGGTCTAAACGAATAGCATCAAAAGATGATTCTACTACATACACGATACTAGACGTTTTGACTCTATGCAAATTAAACAAAATTTTGCTTTTTGGTAAACCTGGTGTATTTTTAAATTCTTTTCCCTCAACTGTTCTAGCAACAAAGCCAATACATAAACCATCAGGTGAGTACATTGGAACAGTTACAGAATCTTGTTTTTCAGAATACCCTAGATCAAACTTTTGAATAGACTCCCTGGTTATTTTTCTTCCTTCAAAGTATCTTATTGCTCTTGGAGATTCTAGGGCTTGCTTTCCTAGTCTTTTAATTAGTAATTCATCATACTGGACAAAATCTGGTGGAGTATACATAGTTTTATTTACAATATTCTCAATATTAGTTTCTGTCTCTTTGCTTTTAATATAACGAGCAGTTTCAAAATAAGACCTACCAGTTACAAACATAACAAACTCTTCAAGATTTTTAGTTGTCTGGCATCCAAAACAAAAAAATAGTCCGCTATCTTTTGCTATTTCACCTGCAGGAGTTCTACTGTTATTGTGGTATGGGCAGTAGATAATGAAGTCATTACCAAATTCTGCCTCTACATCAATTCCAGCACCATTGATTACTCTGCGAATTTGCTCTTCGCTATACAAACTACTCATATTTTTTCTTTGTCCAATACATGTACTTATAAACTCTTGCAACCATTAAATTTACATTATCAGAGTTTACTATGGTATCTTTTATTGAAAACTTTTTAATTCTTGTTTTCCAAGATTCTCTTTTTATTGGAATTATCTGAACAATAGGAGTTCCTTTTTTTATTATTCCCTCAAAACCTTTTTTAATAAAAAAGGGAAAGACTATTGAGTTTGGATGTGAATCTGTATCAATAAAAGCATTAAGTGTAAAAAAGGGAAGATCATTTCTATGAGATGGGTGGGTAACCCACAAACTATATCCTGGAGGAGTCTTTATAATCCAGTCTCCAATCCATCTATAAACTATATTATAAAAACCTTCTGGAACAGGATAGTTTCCCAAAACATCACTTAGTTGTTCGTCAATAGGATTCCATGAGGTCAACCAGTTAATCTGAGGAACATAATCTTCAACTCCAACATTTGTAACGATGATATCTGTTGGAAGAGTAAGCATGTATCCCGATGTTAAAGAATCAACTAATGGTGTACACAATTTATAAGTTCCAGAAAATGGGCGTTTCTTGAATGCCTTGAAGTAGTCATTTTCTTCATTAGAATACATTTTTTGTTTCTTATACCACTCTGGAACATAGTTGTACGAAGGTTTGGGGTGGTCAGTCAACAGTTCGGTTAACTCTGATCCTGCCTGAAAAGTTATTTTTTTATTTTTATCAAACATTACTTTCCATCCTCAAAATCTTTATAACGATAATATCCTTTATCAAAATCTACTTGAACTAAGAAGTCACCCATAAAACCATTACGGTTCTTTCTAAATACACATTCAATAATATCACTATTAGTTCCTCTGCCAAGTGCAAGTAGCCAGTCAGCATCATAAGAAATCTGTCTTGACCATGCGGTTTGTCCAAGAGTAGGTGGAGTACTTAAGTCTTTTACATCATCAGGTGTGGCAGATGAGATAGCAATGATAGGAACCTCTTCACTAATAGACATTAGTTTAAGTTCACGAGAAAGATTCTTCATCTTTACCGTTTCATTATCAGCCCTTTGATTTGGGCTCATTAACTGAAGATAGTCAACCACAACAAAGTCTGGTTTGTACTGATCAATCTTTCCACGAATAACAGACGGGGTTACTTCACCACCTGAGTCATTAGAAATAATGTGAAACTCAGGCCGACCTGCAACCTTGTTGGCATGCCACTTACGAAGCATGTCAATCTCTACTTCTCCATTGCTTAGTTTACGATGTGACCAAAGTCCTTCACCCATAATTGCAAATACACGATTACGAACTTCTGTCTCACTCATTTCAAGAGAAATAATCATAGGCGACTTACCTTGCTTCCATGCCTGAACTGCAAAATAAAGTGCCATCCAAGATTTACCAATTCCAGGATAGGCAAGAAACACACCAAGTTGTCCTGGCATAATTCCAGCAGGTAGGTAGTTGTCAAATCCTGGAAGACCTGTTTTAATTCCTACAGCACCAAGTTCATTTTGCTTCTGAACTCTTTCGTAATAGGCAACAGCATCCTCAAGATCCGTAGCATCAATGTCACGTATTGCAGCAGTGTTCTTTTTTAGTTCTGATGTTTTAGTAATCAAATGCTCAAGTGCTTCTGTCCCATTACCACTCTGAACATCTCCTGCAGCAGATCTAAGAATATCCTTTAGACTATCACTTAGGTATTCTGTTTGAAGTTCTGAAAGGTGATGCTTAGTAGAGCCAACCCCAGCAACTGGCTCAAAGTCACGAAACTTTTCTCTTACTAAATCTGATGGCGGAAGACATTGATTATTTTCTGAGTATAAACGAATGAAATTCCAGATATCATTATGTGTTCTTAATAAATTTTCAACATTTGCCTGAAGTAGTACGTGAATCTGTTTATCTTCTAATACTGCGGTAATTACTTTTGCCTCTGTATTATTCACTCAACCACTCCTTAGCCATTCGTCTACGTTCTGCTCTGTCTTTTTTGTCTTGTTCTACTTCTGCTTTGCCATTTATAATTTTTTCCATATTGTATGCAAAGTAATTCCAACTTGGTTCTTGTGCTATAGAAAAATAATACTCAAGAACATCATAGCACTCTGATACCCCATAGGACTCAACAAGGGCATCTGCAGCCCATTGCTCTACATTAAGATTCATATTAGACTTTTGCTCATATCTTTGCAGATACAATTTGTTAAATCTACTGAGCAAAGCCATTCGGTCTTTGCGGTCAGCCATTAGTCTTCAGATGCCTCTTCTTGTGCTTCTTTAATCTTAGCCGTAAGTTTATCTTCTACGAACTTATAAACACGTTCAAAAGCCTGGTCTGTGCTCTCGCCATCACGCTTTGAATCTACAACACCCAAATCAAGTCTTAGAGACTGAAAGTTACCTAGATTAAGAGTATAGCCCAGAGTTACATTTACCTTTGTTGAATCGTTTTCCATTACCCACCCATTTCATAGTTTTAAATACTTTCAGACCAAACAGGAATAAATCTTCCATCCTCAGTCTTCGTATATGTAAGTATACCGTCTCCCATTCGCCGTGTCAATTCTTGGCTTGTAGGAGTCATATTATTTGTTATTAATTTGTCTTTTCTTGGTTGTCCAATATGTATACTTGCAAGTATAGCACGAATCTCTTTTACGTGGTCTTCAGAGTAATAGGCTCTTACTTGCCATCCTCGCTTACCTTCAAAACTTGATCCAATCGGTGCTGGAATCATTCCTCGTTTAATTAGATCTGGAATATACTTTCTGTGCCTATTGACAAGTTTTGCAGTTTCTGCTACAGTGTATGCTCTTTGCCTATTACGTCTAAAGTCAGAACGCAAACAAGTTTCTAATCTATCCTTAGTAATGTTGTAAACAGTTACCATGCCAGTAGATCTTGAACTATGATAGAGTCTTACTAGATCGCCATTAAGAAACCAAATTTTTTGGTTACCTTTTATTACAGGCTCACGATTGTACTCTTCGCTCTGGATCTTTCCTTTTGTAGTAGCCATCTTCCTTCCTTACTTTCTGTAGGTGGATGATAAAACTTTCTGGTCCCGCACATTATGCAGAATGTTTCCATATGATCTATGTTAGAAAATTGTCTATCAATGAACATTCTTCCTTTGCACTTTATGCAAGAAATCAATTTACACCCCTTATATTAATTAGTTACACCGATAGCAATAAGATTGACACCAACTGAAGCAACTCCACCAGTATTAAACTTTACAACAAAATCTACCCTTGAAGTTGTAACAGATTTTATGATAACTGTAGCATCTGTTCCTGCTGCCGTACCGCTAATGTTTGAGATTGTTGCTGTAACTACTGGAGGATATTTAAATTCAGAGTACGTATATGAATCTCCAACTTCTTGACCAACGCCAACATTTGTGTTAGTAGTAACTTGCTTAAACCCACCAATAAATCTTGCTTCTGAGGTTTTAACATTTTGCGGTGCCCCAGTACCAGCGTCAATACTTGTATAGTTATATGTTGCAGATGTTACTTGATTAGATACACTGTTAATTGCTTCTGCTAATTGATAGATGTATGTAACATCTAGTGGTTGCCCTCTTTCGGGTAGTGGTACTTGTGCCATAACTTCTCCTTTTAAACGTTAGATTTTCCAATAAAAAGTGTAAGTCTATTATCTCTTACCTTTGTATTAGTTGGTATCTGTACTGCTATTTCTATTTGATTTGTTGTTGCTGTTGTTCTTTTTGTAGTTGAAAATGATGCTGTGTTTACTGTTGAAAAAAATTCCCAACTTTCCCAATTTGCTGTATTTGGAGATGCTACGGAATTCCATCTTACCCATATGTCAAAACTTTGAATGTTACTAAACATTTTTTCTAAATCAGTAGGAGACTCACTAGCCTGCTTAAATGACCAGTTGGCATCTATCTTTGTTGGGCTTGACCCAGAAGTTGATATGCTAAATCTTTTTGCTGAAACAGCACCATCATATGGTAGGCCTGCAGCACTAGTCGGTGGAACTTCTATTTTATATGTTGGTGACCATTGAGAAATTCTGTTTCTATCTTCTGACACTATGCGATATCTAATAGGGTAAAATAAAGAGTCATTATCAAAACTTATACTTGGTAAATTTTTGTTTTTAATAACAGCCTTTTTTAATATTTCTGCCATTATGAGACACCAAAAGAATCAGACACGCCAACAGAAAATCTAAACTCTATATAGTTATTTGTATTTGGAGACTTAACTATTGTTTCTGCATTTAAGTTTTGAATAGTAGAATATCCTACCAATCCGTACAGTGGATTAGTAGTTGCAATGTTCTCTAATCTCATAGCATCTAGTGCAATATAATAGTTTGCAGATGGAGTACTAGACACTAAAGTAGATGCATAAACTTTAACAACATTAACAGCATCCCAAGTAAAGTTAGCACTTGTGTATAATTCTTGCAACTGTTTTGATATTACAAAATATCTATTTGTTGTAAAATCATACTCTCCTGGATCTGTTCCATTAACTAGTTCTGCTTCAAACCTAGCATATTCTCCAGATCCAGAATCAGTTGATGCAAAGTCTACAAGAATTCTTACAGTGTCTGGAACAGATGTAGATGAGCCATCTTTACTTATCAGAGAAAATGCTAGTCTCATTTCATCAATTGGAGAGTTTTGAGATAAATCAATCTTAACACCAGCCAGGTGTATATGGTTTGATCCAGCACCAACAACAAAATGTCCACTGCTTTTGGTTAGATTTGATTCGTTACCTCTAATTGCTATAATATTATTTAAAAATCTGCATCTTTCATATCTATTTGCACGAGAACTTTTATAAAATATTGAATTGTCTGCGTTTGTTTTAAAAACTGGATCTGTAGTTGATATAATATTATCACCTGCACCATCAAGTGGTGTATTTATTGGTGGAATTTCAGAAACGGCGCTTGATGTATGCCTATTCCAATTATCTGTTGCCGCAAAGCCAAACAAGGTTTTACTGTCATAAAGTCCAGCAGAAGGGTTTACTCCAGCAGAGTAGATTCCAATTTCAGTAATCTCGTATCGTTCTTCTGTTGGTAGTTCTCCTGTTAAAACTATCTTGCTTATTCCGCCTTCATTTACAAATCCCCTTGAAGAAATAGGAATTCTAAACATCTCAAAATCTAAATTTTGTTTATTTGAGTAGTCTCCAGGAATATCCCCAGTTTCTAATGGCTGAGAGCCACAACCAACAGCAATGTACGACGCATACGCTGGTGCTTGGCCCAGTAAGTACTTGCCTAAAATTGATTTTCCAGTATTAGTTATCATTATAATTCCGCCTCATATATTGTACCATCTGTTGCTATCTGAATCTCTACCTGTTCATCATTTTGCATGTTAATTACATCAATTACTAAATCACTACTAATACTGTTAAGATAAACATATTCTCCATTTGGACCAGAACCAACATTTGGAATTTTGTCTTTGATCTGTATAGGAAAATTTGCAAAATAAGTGTCTGATGTATTTTGAAGCCCAACTATATTATTGGGATTGTACTGTCTCTCTATATCTGAAATATTTTTAATAGGCTGGTAGGTTATTTTTTGACCATTAACAATATCCCCTCTTGCAATATTGATTAGTTCTTGTCCACCAATATCTTCAAATATTAAATCCGTCATTATTTCAATTGGAATTATTTCATCATCAAAAAGTATAATGTCTGATGATGCAGTTTTAACTGCTTTAGTTGCAGTTGAAGCAGAAGTAGAGACAATCGCTGGTGTTGATGGGGTTGTTGCCATTGAGGCTGATCCTGTATTGTTTACAGTTGAGTTTAAGGTTTGTACAAGATTGTTTATTCTGTCTCTGTAGCCAGCCTCTCTTAGTACTTGTGTCCCATCATCAAACAGTTCGTATAGTCCACCATTTGTAAGTTGTGCAAAACCAATACTCTTAGCCATTATTATACCTCGCTCATAAATATCTTCATTGATGGTCCAGAGTTGTCTCTAGAATATTCAATATTGTAAACAACAAAGCGTGTTGTATTTGATGAAATTAAGTCTAATCCATTGCTATCTTTATAATTAATTGTAACTATATCTCCTAGTTGAAGTGTTGGTATGCTAAATATATCTGCTCCAATTGCTTTTTTAGGAACCATTAATTTATTTATAATCCAACCCATTAAAGATTGTGCATCATCATCTGTTTGAATGTATAAACTGTCAATACTAAATTCATTTTTTCCATAAATCATTCTGCTTTGTTTAATATTATCATATTTTGCATTTTCAACAAGAGGAGAAACTAATAAAGTGTTTCCTTTTAGTTCTGGATCAGAAAAATTAGACTTCTTTTTAAAATAATCATCTACAGTTAATTCATGAGTTGTGTTGTTTGTAAATGTAACACCTTGTATTCTTAAGTAGTTTCCAGAGGTCTCATCAAGAACAAGTGCTTTGTCTGTAGAGTTAAAAATTATAAATTCTGCACCATATGAATCTGCGTAAAATCCAGATGTTGTGTATCCTTTAATTCTATTAAATGTTGGTGACAGTTGTGCTGTAAGGGCTGGGTAAGCACGATCATACCTAATATCAAAATAAGAACATTCACGCATTATTGAACCAAACTCTTCAAAATACATATTATATTTAGGTGGCTGCTGAGAACTTATGCCAGATAGGTATGTAGATTGAATGATACCACTCATTGCATATTTTCTAAATGACTCATTTGCATTTATTTGATCTGCCCCAAAGACTTGTGCTAAAGGTTTTCCAACACTAAATACTGTATTTTGTGAATAGTTTTCTGCTAGTGCAAAGATATTCTCAAACATAATTCTTGACGATCCACGAGTAAACAATGCCATATTATTATAAACTGGTAGCGGGTCTGTGTCATCAATAACTTTAATTAGTTGGTTATTAATGTAAAGATAAAACCTTCTTGTTTTTCCAATGTCCTGATACTCAACTGATAAATCATAAACTGTTGGATTTTCTTCTGATGCAAGTCTATACTGACCAGTGAATCTTCCATCATCTACTAAAATTTTTGCAAGGCCTCCCCAAAGTTTTACTGGGATTGCTTCATCTGTAGAAGAATCCTTTTTAATTTTATAAAAAACAATATTGTTTATTGTTAATTCTGGCTGACCATTTGCATTTACTCTTAAGTATGATTCAACATTGTCCGAAGTTAGTGCAATAATTTCAAAATAGTATCCATTATTTGTTTCTGGATTTAGCATAACACCAAGTCCTCCAGAGGCTCCACTAATATTTGTTTTTTGATCTGTTTGTGCTCCAACAACTTGGTAGTATGAAGTTGAGCCAATTGGTGTCTGTGTTGATGTAGTGTTATTTTCAATCTTACCAACAATTCGCATTCTTGTTCCAAAATGTTTGTATGCATTATCTAGTGGCTTATAGACATAAGAAATAAAATCAAGAGGCGACTCTGTTGTTTTAAAAGATGGACCATTCATTACCAATGAAGATGACTGGATTGTTCCTGATTTTGTAGATGCTAAAGAATTAACATCAGTCTCTGTTAAATATTTTGTTGATAAGAAATTTTTAATAACTCCATTTCTGGTAGTCTGTTTTGCTGTAGCGTTGTCTATTCCTGCAGCACCAATAGTGGTTGCTGGTATGCTTGGACTAAGTTCTGTATTAAATAAATAGGTTGACTTCATCTTACAGCCACGAACATTATCATTGTTTGACCAATATGAATTAATTCCCGCAGTATGTTCTGTTATTGTAGTTCCAAATTGCGCTCTTCCATGCGATTGTACAGGACCATTTTTTATTCTTGTATTACCATCAACAGTTTCATAATACGGTAAAGAGTAGATGCGTACTAGACCTGTTGGATAAATCTTTCCATTAAATGGCAAAGATCCAAAGTATTTCTGATACTCTTGATTATCACTAATCCAGACATTTCCTGTCCCAGTTATATTAAATTGTGCTGCATCATATTTAATAATTTCACCATTAGAGTATAGGTAACCAGAGTATCTAGTTAACCAATAAACGTTTTCTCCAAGATCAATTACATTATTGGTAACAACATTATTAACTACAGTTGGAAGTGTATTTGGAACATTTGAATTAATTGGAATTGCTCCAAGAACATAGTTTCCTTGTTTTGAAGCAAGTTCATTAACTGTTTTAGTATTTTCAGTTCCAGAAACTTCCCACAAAAGTGCAGGCTTATATATCCAAGTTTTATCTTCATCAACCATAGTTGCTTGTCGCACAGACCCATAAGATCTTTGAATATATCTATTAGTGTAAGTAATCTTGCCATCATTAAATATCTGCTTATCTTCAGATGCTATTGAAATAATGTTTGGTAGATTGCCAGATGAATAATTTTCAATAACACCTGTATCGGTTTGTCCCGTAGATCCAGATAATAAAAAGTCTGTTGCTCTTTGAGCGGATGTTGGCATCATATAGTCTTTGCTCATAACAACAAAGTTATTGTACTCATCAAAAAACATTGCGCTCTGTGTAGCAACTGCTAATTGATTTAAAACTTCAGCAACATTTTGATCTGGGGCAACAAAGAAAAATGGAATAATAGGTTCTTTTTCTCCCACAACTCTTTTAAAAGTATAATTAGTAAATCCTATATAGTCTAAAAGAGTTGTAATGGCATAACTAAGAGAGGTATTTGTTGTTAATAATCTAGGTGCTGGCATTGATTCTAAAAAGAAAAATAAATCTCTTAAGTTAATTGATATAGATGCAGCCATAACATCTGATTGTGGAATACCTTCAGAATAAAGAGTTTTTATAGGTACATAGTAATCATATCCCAAAACATTGACAATTTTTTCATAAAAATTAAACTTAATATTTCTGCTATTATATTTTGAAATAATGCTTGCAGTGTTGTTATCGTTAAAAGCCTGATCATCATCAAACAGGTTTATCGTTCCATTTGATGCAAGAAGTTGTCCTACTGGCAAAGATGTATTTCCAATATCTGAAAGTGATTTGGTTATTTTAAAGTCTGTAACTTTTTCAGATACATCTACAACTAACCTTGGAGACATTTCAATTAAATCAAATGTAGAATCAAATTTATTCATAGTGTCAACAACAATTCTAATTCCACGAATATATTGAAATTCTTTATATGTGTTTTTATTGTCTGTTGTATTTTTAAAATATGCTGGGGATGTTAAATCTGTAACCGTATTAGTTTCATTATTAACAACATCTTCTGAAACACGCCAACCATATGTTGGAATAAAAGTTTTATATTCTGAACTCAATCCATCCCAAATATGAAACATTCCTCTGTCTTCAGCATTTGCAATTACAAGATAGGCGTATCCATTTATAGATCTTTCGGGCAGAAGGCTAGAGGAAGATAGTTGTTCTGCAAAAATAAAAACATCTTTATATTCTTTTGGTAGAATAAGTCCATACTGCAACTCTACATATCCATCAGAAGGAACAATGGGGTTGCCGTCATCTCTTAAAGAGTTTTCGTTAAATGAAAGAGCATCTACCCAGTTATTTTCTTCTAGGTACTGAACCTTCCATCTAATAGGAGTTGTCTTGTTGGCATTTCCGTATAGTGGATCTGGAATGAATCTTGATGCTGTTGGGAATGGACCCAAGTCTACCGAGCCAATATTTGTTTGCATCTTTACAATAATTCTATTTGCTGGAACCTTTTCTTTATAAACAACAAAGGGGCATGAATCATTAATATAAAAAAGTGATCCTAATTTATTTTTAGCAATACCATGCTCTACGCCCTCTTCAGTTCTGTAAGAAGTCCAATATTTAAACTGATCATATCTTGATGGCATATAGTATCTTGGCCTTTCAGCCATTGATGCCCCTGAGTTTGCAATAAACTTACCATTAAAATAAAGAGTTTTGTTAATTCCTGATCTAGGCCTAAATGGTTTTAAACAGTCTTCTAAAGAGTAGATCATATTCATTTTTTCTTTTTTAGACTTAAATAATTGTGGAACACCTGCATCAGTATATCCACCATCCACAACAACGTCTGCATCAGTAGCACCAGTGTAGTAACCTGCTGAATCTAATTGATCAAAATTGCTAGAAATTGTTTTAAATTTAGACGCATTGTCAGTTGGTCTATATCTATAGTTGCCAAGTTTATATATGTTATCTGGCATATTCATATTCCATTCAGCCAAAACTAATGACTGAAGTTGAATGGTTGAAGAAGTTTCAAGATGTGTTTTTAAGGCATCATTAACAAACATTATGCCTCTTCCAGTGTTACGCTAACATTCCAAAGGTCAAAGTTACTTCCGCCACGTTTTGTAACAGTGTAATTAAAGTCTGAAAAATAAACTTGCATGATTTGATTATAAGACGATAAATGCTTATATGCTGCGTTTGAATCTTCTGATGTTGGTGAAAAATTTGAATATTTATCATATGCAAGGTACATCCAAAAAGGACCTTTATGGTTTTCGTACCAATCTAAAAGTTGTACTCCTCCTGCTCCACCATCTGCAGTATACTCAGATGTTGTATTTTTAAGCAAAGACTCTCCAGCCTTATATGCTGGCGTTATTCGTTTGTTAGTTATTTCATCTCTTACTTCTGGCATTCCTGATTGAAGAAAATCTGGAATTTCGCTATATGCTCTTGATGGTAAATTATTCCAAGAAAGAGATATGCTAAGTTTATCTGCAATATGGTAAGATCTCATTCTTCCATTAATTGTGCGCTGACGCTTTTCAATACGCTCAGTATTAAAAGAAATCTCAGACCTATTGTGATCTGACAAGACTATAAACTGGTCAATTAGGTTTGATGCTGTACCATCGGGCACAACTGCCCCAACCTCATACCCTGTAGGCACGTAGAGGCCATTTGAGAGCGTTCCAGCATTATCAGACCATAGGACAGCCTGTGGTCTCTGATAGCGCTTTCTGCCTGTCATATAGCCTGATGTTGCCATTATCTTTGTCCTCTAATTCTTTGTGAATCTATATATTTAATCTGTCCCATGACTGCCCTTGCAATATCGTCAGCATCTGCGTTAGCGTTTGTAACATTAATTCCTACACTATAATTATACACGGAACTGCCCAAAGATTCTCCACTATTGAGTTTATTAAGATTTCTAACTCCGAGACCATCTGCAGCATTTTTATTAATAACAAATTCTCCAGGAGTTAGCATTGCTGGAACAGTGTCCGTTCCTACAGAGTATCCACCTTTAGCAAAATATTTTGGAACCATTCCACCTGATGCTAGTGCTAGCATATTACCTACACCACCAGTACGTCGATCAGATGGAGGTTTGATAACTGGCTTTTTAGCATCTGACATTGAGGATAATGAAAGACCAGATAAACCAACACCTGCTGCAACCTTTGCTACTGTTTTAGTTAAAGAGGCTTTTGACATTATTTCTTTTGAAGTAGGATTATTTTTTAATAATTCTAATACCTTGCCAGCAGGAACTGAAATAGCGTCTGGAATAATACCAGCAGACACAGATGGAATTGGTGGCATATCTGGACGTGATCCAAGCCACATGTCTTGTTTCATTTGTGCATCTGCTTTAACTCTTGGTACTGCGTCAATTGTAGTTCTTATACTTTCTAGCATTAAATCTGTTTGCTTTTTAAGTTCTTTGCCTTTATATCCTGCAGCCTTTAGCATTTTTTTAATATCTGCTGTCTTTAATGTTGATAAAAAGTCTACTCCTGCATCAATCCCAGAGAAAAATCCTGAAGTTATTTGTGGCACCTTCCAGTTACCCATTCCAGAATCAAATAATGGTTTTGACATTTCGCTTGCCATTGAATCTACATTTGGTGCAAATGGACTAAAGTCTAAAACTCTTCCAAAGTCTATGAGTCCTGGAACAAGTGTTTCGGGATTCATTGTTAAATTTCCATCATGGCTATCAACAAATCTAAAAGCAGCCATAATTGCAGATCTATATCCGCTTGAAGTGGCAAGTGCTGCATCTGCAGTTTTATCAAATAACTGACGAGTACCAGTAGAAGGATCAAGGCCAACAAAAGACTTTAACGTTGCTGCACCTTGGGCTGCAACATCTGGGCTAAATACTCCACTTGCAACTCTGTCTAAAGTATTAAAAATTGGAATATTTTTTGGAGCAATTAATTTTGCTTTTCTAGCAAACAAAGAACCAAATATTTCTCTTTTTACTTCATCGTTATCTAGTCCAGTCTTATAGAATCCAGGCACTCCATTTAGAACTGCTCTAAATGTTTCGTTTATCCCTGTCTCACCCTGCTTAAGTAATTCTCCAATCTTAAGTGCTTTTTCAGAAACCTGACCTGGTATTTGTTTACTTGTTGTAGTTAATCTATCAAGTTGAGGGAATTTTTCTATAATATTGTCTTTGCTTTGTTTTACAAATGCTCCCAGAATAGAAGCATAGTGTGCTATATTTTTTCCTTCTTTTTGGGTTCTTGCACGAAGTTGTGCTAAACCAAGTTCTACTAGGGTATCGTAAAGAGGGTGACCTTGTTGAATCGTGTTATAGGCAGTGTAAGGCATATTTGCAGTGCCTTTACGTACCCAAGAATCTGAACCTGGAAATGCGGGTTCATAACCTGCTTCGTCTAGTTTTGAGATTAGTGGTTTTGTTATTGCTTCTAATTGTTTTATAGCCTTGGTGTCTTTAATTAGCGTCGTTCTTGCTTGACCTGTTTTAAGTGCTTCTAGGAAAGCCTTTTTTGCAGTAAAGTTTTCATTTGCAGCAGGTGCAAAAAGTTCTTGGAATGGAGCAGCAATCTTAGATCCTATACCTTTTGTTTGTGCAATAACTTTTGACAAAATACCTGAAGACTGTTTTGCTATTGGTGCTGAGGCTTTAATGCCACCTTTTGCAACCTTACCCATTCCAAGGAAGTTTAGTGGGAACAATGCAGCAGATAAAGTATCTCCTGCTTCATCTTGTCCTGCTATTTTTCTTAATATTGCTCCAGCCCCAAGCGCATCTGCCTTCCCATTTAATAACATAAATGATGGTAGGTATTTTGCTGCATCTTTTTGGTTTTGTGTTAAGTTTTTAACATAGCGTTGGAACCAGTTGCCTTCTTCTTTTGGTTTAGTTCCAAATTTTGGCCGAGTTGCAAACCTAGAAACTTCTCCACCATCTTGATAGTAGCCAAGATTCATTGCGTCAAGATTTTCAACCCCATACTTCTTTACTGCATCTCTTCTTAATACATATTCCCCTGGAGTAAGCATGGCAGGAACTGTATCTGTACCCTGGGCATATGCTCCAGCAGCAAAAGAATCAGGAACTACTCCACCCTTAGCAAGTCCAAGAACACCAGCGATAACTGAATCAGGCATCGAACGAGCCCAAGCATTGTTTGCTCTGTAGTTAGCAATCTTTTCTGCTTTAAGGGTTGCTGCTGTAGCAACAGATGCTGCAGTGTCTGCTGCTGCTTTTTTAATCTGCGCTTCTCTTTGTTGGTTATATGTTGTTGTTGTATCGTTTTTATCTGGATTAGATACTGCAATTGGTATTGAACCATCTGCTGCTCTTCCAGAAGAATCAACATCTACAGGACCTGACTTTGTTTGAACAGTACCAGTTTTTACAAATGAGGCCTGTTGTTTAATAACTTCTTCAATAGTTGAAATTGTAACTTTAAGATTTTTATCTGTAATACTGCCCCATAGTTTGCTTATTGACACAAGTGTTCCATCTGCGGCTGTAAGTTTATCTTGGAATGCCTGTACCTTAAGATTAGCACCTTCAATAGCAAGTGCTGCATCGGACCACTTTGTTCTTTGTGAATCAATAAACTTAAGTTCAGCATCCAACTTATCCTTTAGTGGTTTGATAACTTCAGTGTTAAGTCTATAATTTTCATCTTCAAGTCTTGTAATTTCTGCAATTACTGGCTTACGCAATAAATCAATCTTGTAAATCTCTTCTTGCTTTGCAGCAATTAACGCTTCTACCTCAGCACGTTGTACTCCAAGTGCATAATTTTGACGGTCAATCTTATACTGTCTGTCAGTAATTTGTGCTGCAGTCATACCAGTTAGTGAACCAGTTACTCCTGCAATTTGAGACTCTCTTGCAGCGGTAAGTGCATCGGCTGCTTGTCTTTGTGCTCTATCTGCTGCTGCTGATCGTACATCTTCAACAGCCTGTGCTGCTGCAGAAATATCTCCCTGAGTTAATGCGTCAGCAAGAGATATCTGCGTTTTCTTTTCAGCAATAATTTCTTGGTTTAAATCTGATATTTTTGAAAGTGCTTTTTCTTGCAAATCATATTTTTCATTAATGCCATCAACTGTCTTGGCAATTGTTGTTTGATCTTCAGCAAGTTTATTTGATTCAACAGAAAGTTGCTGTAGTGTAGCATCTATTCCTGTAGCAAGTTGTCTATTTAGTCCATCAATCTCAGAATTAATTCTATCAATTTGACGGCTACCATACTTAGAATCCATTTCTAGTTTGCGCTGATTTTGTTCAATAAGAACATTGTTGGCTTTAACTAATTCTTCTGTAGCGGCAATCTGTGGCTCATAAGTTCTTCTTGCCATTGCTTCTTGTAAACTAAACTGTCTTTCTGCAATAGCCATCTGGTTATTAAAATATTGTTGTGGATTTGTAGCAGCGGTAGTGAGGTCTAACTCTTTCTTCATTACCTTCCACTCATCAATCATCTTTTTAACTTCTGCAGGATTTTTTTGAGCAGCAAGAGAAACCATAAAAGTTGCATCTGCAAGCATTTCTACAGCATCAGCAGACTCAACTCCAGCGGACTTTAGTGCTACAAATCCTGAACGCTGTCCCTGTAGTTCTTTTATTGCTATTGCTGACTTAGAACTAAATGCTCCAAGTTGTTTTTCATCAAATGCTTTTTTAGCAGCCGCACCAAATTCACCATACGAAACAACACCTTGCTTATTAATCTTAATAATTTTTTCTTTAACAGCATTTTCCAGTCCGCCAACAAAATCAATAAAATCGGAGTTAGCACCTAACTTGGATAACTGCTGATCTAGTCCATTAAACAATTGCAGATCTTTTTTGCCACCAAGAATACGCATAAGTTCTTTGGCTCCACCCATAGCATCAATAGTTGCATCTCTTGTATTTTTTAGGTCTTGAAGAATGCTATCAAATGTTGTATTTCTATTTTTATTTGTATCAAGGTCTTTACCGTCATCAATAGGGTTACCATTTGCATCAAGTTTACCCTGCCTTCCAACATTCCAGGCTGCCGCTTTCTCTTTAAGAGCATTTCTCTTCATTGCTCCGAGTCTTCCCTTTGGAGCAGTAATTCCCATAGCAGCCATGTATGCGTCTACAACATTAACATCTCCTGAAGCAACAAAATCAATTACAACTGATTTATTAATTGTATTAGATGTTCCAACAAGAGTTTTCCACAATGCATCAAACTCTGGTCCTGTGAGGTCTCCCGTAATGCCAAGATCTAAGAAAGCCTCTTTTGTTAATTCTTCTCCAGTAATTCCTGCAAGTTTTTCTGTTATAGCAACAATCTCTTGAACTTGTGTTGCACCATCATCGTTAACATCAATAGTGATTCCATACTTTTGTTGCATGTTAGCAAGCACATTAATGGCTTTCATATTTTTATCAAAATTCTTTGGATCTTTATTTAATATATCCATAAAGATTGGAAGATTTGTATCGTTTACTCCAGCCTTCATCAAGGTTTGCATAATTAGGTTAGCGTCTTCACTACCCTTTGTTTCAACTAAAAGAGAAAATTTGCTTTGTAGGTTTTGATTATTTGCAAGTTTCATTACTGTTACAGGATCAATTGCACCACTTGCAAACTGAACCTGTAGCATTGCCTTGAAGTCTGCATTTCCAATATTTTCTAAATCTTTCTTTGCTTCATCAGCAAAAACTTTCATAGGTCCATCTTTATAAAGTGAGTCTATTGCTGCATTTATACCCTTAGTAAATATTTCTGGACCAAAAGAATCCTTTTGTGCAATAAGAATATTTAAGGCTTCAGCATTTGCAGCATTAAGGTCATCAAGTGCTTTTTGTCTTTCATCTTCAATTATTTTAATTTCAGCATCTGTTTTTGCCATTTTAACTTTAATATCATATTGTTTATTTAGTGAATCAACTAATCCATTGTTCATTACAACTTGTTCTAAACCAAGTTGCAGTGCTGCTGCACCAAGATTTGCATTTACTTCTTTACGTTGATTTTGATCTGATAGTCCCTTTCCGACTATTGTTCCTCCAGCAGCGGCGATGGCTCCGCCACCTATTGCTCCAACACCAGTAAATCCTGTTGATACTGCTATTGCTGATCCTATTGCTGTAACTATTGATCCGCCAATAACTTGACCAACATTAGTAAAAGTTGTAGTGCTAATTGACTGTTCAAGTGCAGTTTTAAAGAAGTCGGCCTGTCTCGTCATTGACTCTTCTTGAATTGAAAGAGTAACCTGTAGAGGATCTTTTGTTAGGTTTTCTCCATTAGGACCAAGAAGTGTAACTAACCTACCACTAATAATTGCTGGTATTTCATAATTTTTTAATTCTTCTCCAAGTGCAGAGGCAATGCTCTTTGCTTGATCTGTTGTTATTACTCCTTGAACAATTGCATATGCAAGACTGTTAGATACATTTCTGCCAATTTCTTGTATTCCTTGCCCAGAACTTGCTTGCTTTTCAATATCAGCCAAAAGACCTTTACCAAAATCGCTACCAAGAATATTCTGACCAAACTTTCTTTGAACTGCACTTTCTCCAGTTAGAGCAGTTTGCCTTTGTCTATCTGCTTCTTCTGTAGCACTAACTGTTCCAGTTATTTTAGAAAGACCTTGTAGTTTTTCAGAAGTCATATTCATTGCCTTAGCAAGATTTACTCCTTCTTTTCTAGCATTCTCAACATCCCTAGCCAGTTTCCACATTACCCCACCTACAACGGCAATTGCTGCAACTGCTGCTACCCATGGATTGGCTAGCAATGGTAGTAACATAACTAGACCTTGAATACCAAAAACAAATGGCATAATTGTTTGAGCCATTTCTCCAAGTTTTCCTCCAGCAAAAGATGCTGCAATTGTTAAACCACTCATTGCACCAATGCCAAGTCCTGCTTTGTTACTAAAGTTTGTTATTTTTTCTTTTGCTGTTTTTTGTGCTTCAGTGCTTTCTTGCATAGAAGTGGTAAGTCTTGCTTCTGCCGCAATTCTCTTTTTGGCTTGATTTAAACTTATTCTTTCTGTAGCAGCAAGAAGTTGTGCTCTTGATAATCTTTGTGATTGAGAAATATCTTTAACTGTTGTGCCAGTTGCAGGAGGGGCATCTGCGTAACCTGGAAGTGTAAACTTGCCTCCAAGACGAGAACTAACAAATCCTTTTGGCTTCTGAACAACTCTTTTCCCTGGAGGAACTTGAGTGATTACACTATCTGATGATTTGCCAGAACTTGAGACAGCCTTTCTAGGTTTTGGCTTACCCTTAATTGGTGTTATGTCACCAGTTTTTTGATCTTGTAGCGCTTCTTTTTTAGTTACAAGAACAGAAGAATGCATCTTGTGGAATTCTCTCCAGTTAACTTTCCTTCCTTCTTCAAGTCTTGCTACCATTGCAGAATAAACAGTTCTTTCTGCAGGAGTTAGGTCAAGTCTTGAAAGAGTTTCTTTTAGTTTTGGCAAAACCCTATCAATCTCTTTTATCATTCTGCTATGGTATTCATCTGCAGTCATTCCTCTAGGAATGTCAAGTGTTGATTCAGCAAAGAACCTCTTTGCTCCACCTTTTACGCCAAGTAGATTAACTCTTGCTTGCTCCGCCATTGACGGCATAGTTGTAGCAAAATCTCTTTTTCCTGAAGCCTTTGCAAAAACTCCTGCTGTTCCAACATCTGCAAGCACATTGCCAGAAAGATTTCCTCTGCCTAGGTCTTTATCTCCACGAAGGTTTGCAGCAACGAGTTGTCTGAAGTATTCATCTTTTGTAAATTTTCCAGTCATCTTGCTTGGATCAAATCTAGGATCAAAAGGAGACTCTAATACAATAAGTTTTCTCTTACCTGCTGGATCTGTTGGGTCAAGCATTGTTCTAACTTCTTGTCTAGGTGCGTCTAGTCCATGCACATCTCTTGCAATAATTGTTGCTCTCTGTTCAGCCAGGGCCGCTTTAGCATCCATAACAGGTTTAACAAATACCATAGTTCCATCTGGCTTTTGGTAAACACCACCCAAACCTTTAACTGGAAAACTATGGCCAGTAGTTGGAGATATCTGGGTTCCAAAATCTGTTGGTGCTTGTTTTCCTAATGCAGTTCTTCTTATGTCTCTATCTATTTGCTTCATTATTTGCTGAGAGTCATTACCTGCTTTTGCATTTTTTTCTTGTTCTACTAAGTCTAATCTAGACTTAACTGCTCTCTCTGCCCTGCTTGAAACTGGTTGGGTTTCTGCCAATGTTTTCATTGGTTGTGCATAAAAACCAGTTTTTGCTCTATGCTCTAATCCAGCAACTACCGCCTTTGCTTGGTAAGACGCTGGGTTACGAACTGAATCATATTGAGCAATTGCTCTTAATGTTTTTGCTGCTTCTGCTGTAGTTGGATGCGTTCCAGCCTGAAGTTTTTGAAGTTCTCTTCTATCAATACCAAGTTCCGATAATCTAGCATCAGACATTTTAAGTAGGTCTGTTCCAAGTTTACCCTTTACAGTATTTATATAGTTATTTATATATCCTAAATCAGCAACAAGGTTATTAGCCTTCCATTCTTTTACTCCACCAACTCGTGTTTCTTCAATATGAGATGCTTGAACATTAAACAAATTCTTTTCTTGTGCAGGAGTTAATACTACTCCTTGTTCCTTTAATGCTTTCTTGACTGCTTCTGTTTCTTGAACAAATCCAGATTGGGACTGTTTTGCAAGTGTTCTTATTGATGATGGAGCAGATGAACCAGATGAAGAACCTCTACCAATAGAGAGCCTTCTCTTTAGTTGTGTGGCATTCATTGGTCGGCCACGTTCAACATTTCTTTCTAGTGCCGCAACAATCTTTTCTTCAGAAATTCCTTGGGATCTAAGTTCAGCAATTGCTTTTTCAAGATCTCTGGCAGTTCTTTGACTCTTTGTCTTAGATGACTTTGAGCCTACATTAACAGTTCCTTCTTCAAACCCTTGAAGATTTCCATTAACCATTGCATCAATAATTGGTTGGTATCTAGGATCCTGTGCAACACCTGCAGGGATTACTGCTTCTCCAGGAGTAAGCATTGATGGAACTGTATCTTTGTTTCCAGTTCCTGGAACATATGTTGCTCCTCTTGCAAACTTCTTAGGAACTTTTCCACCTGGTACCATCATTCCTGGATTTGCTCTAGCAAAATTTGCTGCTGCAACAGTTGCTTCAATATATGCTGCTCTTAGTGCTCTTACTGCTGAGGTTTCTGCTGTAAATGATTGCGTAAGCCTTGTGTGTGCCTGATTAAGAGATGCTGCAATAGTTGCAGACTCTAACTGCTCTGCGTTTAGGTAATTAGTTTGTTCTGCAAGAATCTTGCTATTTCCACCTAATCGTAAAAATCCTCCACGAAGAGCGAGGAATAGTTTAATAATATTTGCAACACCATTGGCAACTAAACCAAAAGTCATCAATAGAGTTGGTCCAATAATACCAACAAGGGTAGATGCAATTACTATAAACTTCTTTGTACCATCTCCCAAACCATTAAATTTTTCTAGTAGATCTCCAACAACCTTTACTATTGGAGTTACAGCCTGCAAAAATGTTTTTCCTATTGGAGCAATTGCTAGTTTAAGTTCTTCTACTGCTGACTTAAACTGTACTCCAACAGCATTCTCTACCGTTTTTAATTCTCGTTCAGATAAGATTGCAAGTTCTTCTACTGAGGCTCCTGCAAGTCTTAGTACCTTACTTGCTTGTGTTCCATCTTTTGTTACATTTTGAAATAGTGTAGAAAGACGTGAAAATTGGAACTTACCAAATAGTTGCTCAATTGCTCTTGCACGATTAAGTGGATCAAGAGTATCTAGTGCTTTTGAAAAAGCAATTACTGTTCCAGTAATATCTCCTTGATTTGACTCTACAATTCCCTTAATATTAATACCAAGATCTGCAAACATTGCGCTTGCTTTTTTAGATGGATTAATTAAAGATGCAAGTCCAGATTTAAGTGCGTTAGCGCCTTCAGAAGCATTAATTCCGCCTTCCTTCATTGCTGTAAGGAAGAATGCTAAGTCTTCTACATCTCCACCAAGTTGCTGAACAACTGGTCCAGCCTTTGGAATTGCAATTGTTAAATCTTCAATAGATACAACGGTTTGGTTTTCAACAGAGTTAAGAAAGTTAATTTTCTTTGCAAGATCTTCTGCTGCTATACCAAATGCATTTGTAAGAGAAATTGTGGTTTCAAGCGCCTGCTCTTGCTCTACTCCACCAAGAACTGCAAGTCTAGTTGCTTCGGATACTTGGGCTGTTAGGTCTGCTCCTGTTTTACCCATTGCAGCAGCGGAGGCTGCCATTTCCATAGTCTTACTTACTGCAACTCCATACTTAGTAAAACTTTCTGCTAATCTTTCAACTTCTGCTAAAGCCTTATTTGTTTCATCAGCAGTTGTGAACATATCTCCATAAACACGCTTAAATTTAATAGCCTGTGCTTCGAGATCCATAAATACTTTTGATGCGGTTGTGCCAAAGTAGGCAAGTGGAATTGTAAAACCAACCATCAGTTGGCGGCCAGCCCACTGTGTATTCTTACCAAAATTCAAAAGGCTAGTTGATCCTTGTCTAACTACCTGATTAAAGATTGCCTGCTTTTGTGCTGCTAATGCTGTTTTGGTAGCGTAGTCATTCATATTCAAGGTTTGTGGCGTAATAGCCATTGCCTTTATAGCACCGCTAGCATCACGACCCATTTTAATATATTGAGTCTGCATCTTCTTGACACGTTCTTCTGCTACCTTGCCAATTGTGTCAAACTCTTGTCTAAATAGTCTTCCAAAAGTTTTTGATGCTCCGCCAGCATAACGGAAATACTCACGCATTGAAAGTTTATTAGTCTCTAATGCGTGAGTAAATGACTCCGTTGACGATCTAACAACACCCATCGTGGCAGTAAACTGCCCCGTAGCATTGATAGAATTTAAAAGATTGGTTTGCAATCCTTTTTGTGCTGCGGCTGCAGCGGCACTACTTTTTGCTATTGATGCATGAAAATTTGCAAGTTGACGTTGTAGATTTTTGAGTTCTGTTAATGCGGACGACGTATCAATATGTACGCCAATATTGGCATTAACATCACTCATCTATGTCACCTCTTTATTTAATTGTTTGCGAGAACTGTGTTCAGCAAAGAATTTGCATCAGTAAGTTTAACGCCAGAAGCCGCTTCAATTACCTTGTAAACTGTTGGAAGATCCATGATCTCCTCTAAAGCGTTCAGATCTTTTGCAAGTTCTGGCTTATATTGTTCCATAGCAATTTGTACGCATTCAATAAGAAGAGTCATAGACTTTTCGTTATCTTCTGCTACTGCCGCTACCTGCTCAAACTTACTCATAAATGGACGTAGCAAAGAAATCTTCAAGGGACGAACCTTGATCTTTGAGCCATCCATAAGAATAAGTTCTTCACCCTCATGTACTGTTGTTGCCATTTTTTCCTCCTATATAGGCTATGTTAATTATAGCATAAGAGAGGGGTCTCTACCGTCTTCATAGTCAAGACCCATCCCAATTCCAAAACCTGCTTTTTGAGCATTTACCCCTTGTAGAGCAAGAACATCATTTGAATCAGAGGTTACTCCGCCACTAAACACTCTGGCTTTCATATCTTCCCATTCTTTCTGACCCCTTTCACTACCAGTTTCTTGATCTAGATCAACCCCCTGAATAGCAGCCAAAAACTTTTTTTCATTATAATCTAGTTCTCTGCTACTTTCTAGTGTTATTATTAATTCTGCCATTGATAAAGATTTTTCTAATTCTTGGTAGTCTTTCCAAATTCCCAGCAAGAAAACTTCAGACTCTAGTTTGGCTAAATCTAATGTGTCCCAACTATCACCACTTTTTTCTACCTGATCTTTAACTGTTTCTTCAGACTTTTTATTAATCTTTATTCCTGCAGCAATATCTAAAATAGTATAAATAGTTTGCATATCAACATTTTCTTCTACATCTTCAACAGACCCAGATATCTTTGGATAGTACTGCTTCATACAAATTCTTACACACTCTACAAGTTTTTCTATTGCCTCATCGTTACCGCTTGTATTTTTAACATGCTCAAATGCAGCCATAAACTCACGAAGATATTTAATCTTTAATGGGATAATTTCTAATTCAGTACCATCAAACAAATTAATAATAGCACTTCTATATATTGTTGTAGCCATATGAATTCTATTCTACCACAAAAAGCCCGATTAAACAACAAAGCCCACCTCCGAAGAGATGGGCTGTGTCGCTTTTGTATTAAATTATGATGCTGGTGTCCAGGTACGATCTACGATCTTACCATATGAACCAGAAACATCCTCTGGGAGTAGACGGAATGAAACTTCAAACATTGAAGCCTCATCACGCTTTGCAGATACTGTAACATTTTCAATTGAAAGTGCACGGTATGCTGTGTAAACACGCTCTACATAAGCAGAGTTTACGCAATCACCTGTACCAGGACCTACTGCGACCATACCACGCTCAACTGGACATTCGCCAATGTCACCTGCAGAAAGGTTAAGTGCTCTTCCTGCTGATGTTGCCTTATTGCCTGTAAGTTTTGAATCGCTGTAAGCCAAAGCAAGTAGAAGATTCTCTAGTGTTGCTTCAGCAAATGCTGTTGCAAGTGAAACCTGCATGCCCTGCTTGTAAAGTTTTGCAACGTCAAGAATCTGGTCAACTGTAACTTCGCCGAAGTCAGGTTGGAACTGCAGTTCAAGACCGTTCATTGTATAACCAACGTTTGTGTAGTCTGCATCGTTAGTGAGTGTGTCTCTGAAAGTCTTTGCAGACTCAAAGCCAGTTAATGATGCGGCATCCAAAGTTGTATCAGCAACGAATAGGGCTGCTGCACCAACGATAATGTTGGTTGATGTACCACGACTGTAATTAGCCATTTATTCACCTCTTTTTCTTAGATAGGGTTATTAAGTTGTTTGGCGCTGTTTCCTCGTATTAATTATAACAGCGTTTTTAAGTATATATGGACAGGTCTGAATCTTGGGTATGGTAGTCATACTCAATTATCAGTTTACCTCGCCAGTTGAACTTGATGGATCCTAGTTCAACCAGGTCTCTCGTTTCATCAATTTGAAAAACTTTAAAACGATGAAAAAATACATTTATTGCTGGGATTTGGTCTGGATTACTAATAAGCCAGTTATTCACATCTTGTGCTGCTGAGTCTTCCCTATCTAGGGCAGCCGAAATAATTCTGGCTATATCAAACCCTTGGGCATCGCTAGACGAGTGGATCGTATAAACTAGTTGTTCTCTTTTATGTCTGTACATGGTGTTTGGTCTATATCTTGCTAGTCTGTCATATGCTATTAAAAATGCATCTCCAGTTACCGTGATTTCTCCAAATAGATCATCTAGGTTTGTAGATTGAACTGGCACTATTGGGTCTATCCCCTCAATACCTGTTACTATGCCAAACTCTTTTAATTGAGCAATAATATACTTATTAATAAAAATAGGTGGAAAGCCTGTCTCTGCTGCTACTGTTGCCATAGTCTTATTCTACCCCAATATGTGCGTTTGCAATCCATTTAAACCCTGTCTCAATTCCAGAAGATCTACCCACCCTTGTTCCAGTTTTAAAGTTTTTCTTATATAAAACTGGTTTTTTTATGTAGGAGTAAAGACCAGAAGATTTTAAAAATGATTGTTTAAAATATACTCTAAAAAACTCATCGGCAATATTTTCAAATGATCCCTGAACTTCTGTGCCTCCAGGATTTTGAACATCTATATCTCTTTTTGTAAACACTGTCTGACCATCTGCTTCAAATGCCAAAACTTCTGATCTTACTGGAGATATGGTAACTGGGGTTCCATCTTCCATTACCCTTGCTTTATTTTCAAAAGGAAAAGATGATCCAATGGGTAGGCTTTTTGATTGTTTAAAGTTTGACTTAAAAGAAAGTCCAACATTGCTAACAGTATAGTTAAAATCGTATAGTCTTGCTTTTGGACTACCAACCTGATACCATTCATATACATGATGAAGTGCTTTTGGATTAGATCTTGCTTCAACATCAACGTAATCTTTTAATACACCTATAACACTATTTCCAAGATTTTTTAAAAATAAAGTTTTGCCTTTTTGTGCCCCATCTAAAAATCCAACAGAGTAATCAATAGCGTTGCCTATAATTTTTTCAAGACCTTTAGTATTCATAACAATATTCATTAATCGCCTACTGTCTGGTTTTCAGATCTACGCCACACCATGTGATAGTATTCAATGCTCTGAAAACCTCCAACAAAAGGCTCAACAGTTGCAACCTCGTATATTGTTCCTCTTCCACTTCTTGGTCCTGCTGTTTCTCTATAAACTAGATTATCGCCTGGAAGCCTAATATTTGTTATAAGAATATTAGTAATATTGTTATTTTCATTTTTTGATGATGTTCTTATGTCTGATTTTGATCTTGCAATAAGTTTACCTTCAGAAACTAAAAACACTGCTGGAGAAGTATCTTCGTTTGCTTTTTGATTTAAAGATTGGGCATTACATGTAATTGTTCTATCAAAGATCCACTCTTTAATTGCCTTGCCGTATTCGCTTTGTTTGATTATTGGATAATAAACATCGGCAAGCATTGGGTACATGAAGTCTGTTGTATCACAATTCATCACAGCATCCCAGGGGTACGAAAGTTTGTTGTGTACTTATCAAGAATAATGTCAACTAAAATATTTCCAGTGCCAGAAAATTTAGATGAATCATATTTTATTTTAAATTGGTCTGTTTCGTATTCGGTAACATATGACTTATAATGATCCATTTTTCCACACTTAAGATCATTAATTATCATTGCCATTGCATCCTGTATATCATTTGGAATAACCTTGTATCCAGAATCGTAGTCAATTATATAGTCAAATCCTTCGGGAAATGCGACTGCTGTATTTTTTGTATTAGTCCACATGTTGTCATAATTTTCGTATGGGGCGTATACATAAAATGAGTCAGAGCCTGCATCCCTATACTTTAAAGGCTTTCTTTCTGCACGATCTTTTGTTTCATAATATGAGTTATCCGTAGGTACTTTAACAATTGCAGTTCTATCTTTTGTAACCTCATAATGAAATCCATCTAGAGCAGGACCATCAACAGTATTAGTAATATCGTATACAAGTTTGCCATTTTCAAATACCTGATTAACTTTGTAAATTGTTCCCCAAACAGGAATATAGTCTGTTCCCTGACCAACAACCTCAAGAACTTTTCTTTCAAATGTAAAGCCAGTAGTAGTTAGTGAGTCAACTATTGCTCTGGCAATGCTCTCATTATATGTTGCTTCTGCAATCTCTGTTGCAGTTGTTCCTAGTTTATTTGGATTAACATATGGTCTTATAACGGTAAGCATGTCTTGAACAACAATGTTTTGTTCTGAACTTGCATTATTATTAATTTTATAAATTTCAACAGAATAGTCATGATCATATTTAATTAAATCACCAGCCAAAGATAAAGTAACTTCTTTTCCTGCATTAGATCTGATGACCTGAGATGCTCTGATTGTTCTTGTAGAGTTTTCAATAGTAACTAGATAGTCGGTATTTGCCAAAGGAACATCGTACTTAATATTAATTGGGTATGGGGGTAGTCTAAGAATTATCATGCTTGTTTACCATAGTGCCTTGCTACTTCTTGAGGGGTTGCCATACGGACTTTACTATGAGTAAGCCACTTTTCAGAAACTTCTCTAGTTACAATATTGTAGCCTCTAACAACTTCGCCAACCTCATTCCAAAAAATGTTTCTTTCTGAAAATAATGCTACTTTTTCTTCTGTCTGTTTTTCAACTTTTTTTAATTCTTTTGTTTCTTCTTTTGGAGTCCAACTAGCAATAACCTCAAGCATATGAGCCTTTGTTGTTACGCCAAATAAATCAATGTTGTTCTTTTTTGCATAAGACTTTATTTCCATAACAGTCTTCTTAGATAAATCTTCAATAATAGACATTTATTCCTCCTATGTCATTATACCAGAATTAGCGTCGCCTACCTCTGCCAAAATTATTTTGCATTGGTAACCTAATTCCATTTGGTGTTCCTGATGGGTTAACAGCGTTTGGTCCAGATGTTTCTCCAAGAGTTGCTCCTAAAGTTCCCATTGTATTAACTTGTAAACCACTAGGACCCATAATAATAACACCTGGATTTCCTAATGTAACAATTGCACCTTCACCATTGTGGCTATGATCTTCTGGTATTCCTGGGTATGACATGTTTGCTCCTAAAAGAGAATAAGGAGGGTAGTTTTTACGCTACCCTCCCTATCAAGTGTTTCAGTGATTATGAATTGTTTGCTGCTGTTGCGAATGCAACTGCGTCAAGTTCTTCCCACTGTAGACCAAAGCGGACGAATACTGTGTACTCAATTGTGTCCTTCTTTGGCTGATAGAAACGGTTTACAGTAATATCACGCTGGAATCCCCATACACGGTTCTGTGGGAATGTCAAGTCGATATAACCTGCAGGATAGTAAGGAACTTCCTGAACCTCAACACCGAGAACACGAGTTGTACGTGCTCCACCAAATGTCTGGGCATTTCCATCAAGGTATGCTTGACGGTTTGCAGGTGTACCTGCTGGCTTACCAGCAAATGCCTCTGCGATTGCATCAGCCAATGTACCGTTATTCTTAACGATACCCTGGAATGCATCTGTACCTGCATAGAACTTAAGGTTGTTCTTGATTGCACGATACTTGCGTGGCATTGCGAGGATAATGTTTTGCATAACCTCTGGTGTCCATGCATTGTTAGCAACAGTTACGAATGACTCGTGTGAGCCTCCGTCTGTCTGTACCTTTGAAACGAAGCCTTCCATAATGTTAAGGAATGCGTTGTTGCCAGTTCCTGTACCATTAATTGCAAGATCTTCAATGTCATTAGCAAAAGCGCTTGTCATCAAACGGACTAGGTGGTCTTCAAGAGCGCCGCCTTCTACGTTATCTTCTAGTGCTTCTGTTGATACTTCCCAATCAAGACGAATCTTCTTTGTAGTCAATTCAACCTTTGAGAATGTTGCGCCTGCATTTGTAAATGTAGGGTCTGCTTGTGCTGCTGCACGAATTACACGCTCACCAACGTTAACCTTTTCAAGTTCCATTGTGTTTGCTCGCATTGTAACTCTACGTCCGTCTTTAGCGAGAACTGTAGCATCCCACACATAATCAATGAAGCGACGTGCTTGTTCAGGCAATAGGATACCACCTGCAGTACCGACAGGGTTAACTGCGTTGGCACCTGATGTTCCGTAATTTGCACCAGTAATGTTACCTAGAACGCCGTCACGACCACTTACGATGGCTGCTGCGTCTGCTGTAGAACCAGATGCTACTGCACCTGTTCCGTCATGGCCGTGGCCAAGGGTAGTTCCTGGATAGTTTTTTACGATATCTTCTGACATATTGTTCACCTCCTAGTGATTTTTATGTTAGTTGTATAGGTCGGAGAATTTGAGGAAACGTCCGCCCCATAGGGATTTTTGAATTGGAGTTGAATCCAATTCCTGCACGATCTCGCCTAGATCGCCAGACTTGCGGAAAGCGGTGTCCTTTTCTACGGAATCAACTCTCTTTCCAATTTCATTAAAAGTACCCTTGATCTGATTTACATCAGTTGTTGTGGCATCAAGAGACTTCTTTAGATTAGCAACTTCATCACTAAGTGACTTAAGTGTTGCTGTTAGATCGCCAAAGGCATTAGTAACAGAATCCTTAATATCAGTAATTGCATTTGCGATTACTTCATCAGCCTTTGCAGCATCTTCTGCTACTGGTGCTTCTGGATTCTGAATTGCATCTTCTACTGAAGATGTAGCACTATCTTCTACAATTGAATCAGACTTTTCTGCTTCAGCAACTGGTGCTTCCGCTTCTACGACTGCTTCAACTGCTTCTGTTGGTTGTGCCTCTGGAGCGACCTCTACTGATACTTCTTGTGTCTCTTCCACTGCTGGAGTTTCGAGAACTGCTGTATCTTCTGACATAGGGTTTACCTCCTTGTTAATCTTAGAAGTATTAATGCCTTTAGCACTATCAACTAAGAACTTTATCATGTGGGCTTTATCTGAATCATTTTTTTCTACAAAGCCTATATTTTTCATTTCGTTACCACTTACTGGGCTGATGTATGTTTCCTCATCAGATGTAAGCACAATTCCTGTTTCTTCATCGTAGAAAACATTTTCTACTACGGTATTTGCTATATCACCTTTAATTGTATTTACTCCGTCAACTTTTTCAACTGACATAATACTTGCAAACTGATTTGCTGGTGAGTCTACTAAAGATAATTCTACCAGATCATAGTCTTTAATAATTCTAATCGACTTGTCAAGTTCTTCATTATATGCATCATCCCACTTATTCATTCGTCCCCCGATAGAAAAACCAGTGTATGTTCCGTCAAGAACTTTTTCCCAAGCATCGCTTGCGCCTTTAGAGATATATGTAGAAACATAAATTCCCTTATAAAACTTTTTTGATTCTGGATCAAAATACTTTTCTTCTTTAAATGAAATCATTTTTCCAACTGCTGAAGGTTGGTGCATTTCACGAATATTGCCACGGAACTTTGCAAAAGCATTCATAGATGCTTCTGTTGTAACAATATCAAACTGTTTGTCGACATTATCTAAAGATGCAAATCCAGAGACAATTCTCTTTTCAATATCTACTTTGCCAAAGGGCATTGATAAGCGAACGTTGTCGCCATCAGTGGTCCAGAAAGCCTTATTTATGTTCATGTTGTCTTCTATTATACCAAACATTTATAGAGTTTTCCCAATTATTGAGATGCTCTACCTTCACCCTTTGGATTACGTCCAGCAGTAGTTGCTGATCCATCAGATTGGTTGTTTGTCCTTTCTGCATCTCTAGAACGATTACCATTTGCTCTTGAGTCTGCTGCCTGCCTTGGACTAAGTTCAAGTGGATCATCTCCATGCTCTGCTTGAGGTAGATCGAGAATTTCACGAGCCTCATTAGGTAGCATAATCTGATTCTTAACATATCTCTCAAGGATTTGAGACTGTGCAATCTCATCTGTAAGGGTAAGTTCGTTAAATTTAAACTGAAGAATATCTGTTTTTTCTTTAATAATTTTTGATATGATTTTTTCAAGATCCTGTTGTGCTGGGCGGGATACTTGCTCTTTAAAAGTTCTATCCTGGGCGAGGGCTGCCGCAATTGCGCCTGAATCAGACCCTCCAAGTTTAGAAATTGGAACCTGATGGGCAATCAAAATATCATCACGATTTTGCTTACGGTATTCTTTAAATGATCCATCTTGAATACCATTTTCAATTGGCTTCATCTCAAACTCAACCTTAGAGTGATCATTGTCTCCTGGAAGTGGAATATACAAAGTTCTATGAGATTGAGACTTTAGGCCAGTCTGTAAAAATCTAAACATCTTATCTTCAGCATCAGCAGATAGTTTGGCACCCTTAAGAGTAATTACATATCTTGGAACTGCCTTATTTTCAAAATAGTCAATATTATACTGAGAGGCAAGTTGATCACCAATAAGAGATGGAAGGGCTGCAATAATATCTGGCACTCCATAGTAAGTGTTTAGTGGTGAATAATCTTTAAAGTGAATAATCTCATTTGGGCGATTATCTGCAGTTAATGGATTTCTGTTTGTTGCTCCAAAATTACGGAAGTAAACAACCTTTGGCCCAATGATTTGAACATAGCCATCACGGATTCGTCGCACACGCATCGTTGTAGATGGTATGTGTCCAATATATCCAATTTCTCCAGTTACTGTTCGGCCAACTTCCATGTATCCATTACCAGTTGCTTGAAGATCTGTATAAATTTTTTCCATTGTTCGTGTAAAACTATCATCATCATTTAAGGATTCTAGCCAATCACGAATTTCTAGTTTTGCTCTTTCAATACGATTACGTGCACGACTTGTCGCACCTTTATCAGTATTATTTTCAAGACTCATCATTGTTCGATCTGTTACATCAAAACGATATCCAAGACCTACAACATTTTCTACCTTTGCATCAATTGCAGCATGATTAGCAAAAGATGTATCATAAAAATTAGCAAGTTCGTACAAGTTGTATGGTGGAGTAATTACATCAAATAGACCGTAACCATTACGATAGACCAAGCCTGGGTTAATTGCCTTAGAGCCAGAATCTTTAAGACCTTTTGGATCAGCATTGGCTGAACTTAAATATGAATCACTAAGTAGGTCAATGTTTGCATTAGTTGCCAGATATCCTTCTTGTGTTATTGCTTTATTTACTTGTCTTGTAATGCGACGCTTAAAATTATCTTCAAGTCCCGCAAGATTTTTTAATTCATCCCAAGACTTAATGAATGGATCACTATTTTTAAATTGGCTCTCAGGCTTTTCTGTTGTTCCAAGTCTTGCCTCTATGTAGTCGCTGTTACTCATCAAATGACTCTCTGCCTGCTTTGTTTAATGTTTGTTGTGCTGCATGCCATGCACCTAGATCGTTCATTGATGGAATAAGCCCTGCTTTCATACGATCCATTTGCTCTGTATGCTCTTCATCTGAAATACGAGTTAGGCCTGGAACAAAAACCGCTTCCCCATCTCCATCATCTCCAAAGTGTTTTGCTGCTGCCTTAAGTTCTGCAATTTTTGCTACGTCATTACGCATAGACTCAATATTGAGCACATTGCCTTCTCCGTCAGTAAACCATTTTCCAGTTGCTTTTTTATATACGTATAGTCCCCAGTTATACTTCTTTTCAATTACCTGTCTACGCACATTTCTGACAATGGGCTGACCAGTTTCGGGGTTTATTAAGGAATCCATAACCACCAGTATACATATTAGATAGGTGTAACTATAAAACTAGACCACTCTAAGTCTTGATATATCCTAATTTTATCTGGAAGAAACGTCATTCCGTCCCCATCATCAACGATTATCTTGTTGGTTCCAATATATGTTTTATAAACATCTGATGGGTTGACACCATAAAGGCTGGAAGATGACAGTACCAGCATTCCTCCCCAACTAAAATTTTCATCCCAATACTGCCAATAAAGATCTGTCCCATCGTCATCCTTTACGTCTGCCCAAGGCCTTGTAAGTTGCTTTTGTATTTGCTGCAGACTATTTGCTTGATAATAAGATATATTATTAAATACTCCTGGACCATTAAGATTAATGCCACCAATAAAGTTATTAAAATCTAATGTATTGGCAAACCCTATTCCAAGAACAGACCATTCTTTGGTAGTTAATACTGGCTCTCTAACAATATTTCCATTTACATAATATGACAGACCATTAAATAATTCTCCTGTATTTTCATCAATAGCATAAACCCTTGCTCTTTTACCAGCACTGTCTATGGCCATAGTATAAAATTTTATTAAATTACCCTTATATTTTATTTCAAAGAACTGTGTTGGAGTAATTGTAAAGTTGTCAAGATCATATCTATACCACAGTTGTACTGCGCTTACTTGGTAGGCATCTGCTAGTTGCTTATTAATTGGAATGTTTATTCCTCGATCAACAGTTGAACTAAACTCTCCACGAACTTCAATTCCAGAATCCCTGGTCATATATAGATAAGGTGTACTTCCTTTATAAATACTAAATGGATTTTTAGACTTATAGTCGTAATATATTCCCGATTTTTTATAAGGAAACATGTCTATTCCAAATCTAGTTCCCACTGGATTAAAAGAATTGTTATTGAGTGCTTGAGATGTAAAACTTAACCTTCTTAAAGATATTGGCTTTGTCAATGTATTTCTTGAGGTAAACTCTAGATGAAAAACAATTCCTAACTTATTAAAATCAACTGTCTTTATTGGATAAATTATTGTTCCATCTACAACTTCAAATTTTGTATTTTGCCACTGAGGATATTCAGCAATGTCGACAACTCTGCCTTCTTTTGCTTTCTCTGTTGTTGTGAAATAACTTGGAAGTGCATTTGCTCCTTCTTGAATATATTGAAAAGTTATATAACTTTTAATTTCAGAGTCTGCTGTATCATATTCATAGTATTTATTTGATTTTTGTGCTAGATCTTCATAATCATTAAATCCAGAATATAGGAAATTATCTAGTTCTGAGTATGGTCTTTGTATTGGACTTAGATATTCACTATAAAGGTTTGCATATGTCCAATCCTCAGTTACCGACTCTTTTTCTAATAGTTTTGATGGTGCTGGATAACCAATGTTAAATTGTAAAAAGTCTAAATCGTAGTATTCATTTCCAACATCATTTTTTACATATTGTGCAAAATAAGAAAGTGGTAGGTAATCTTCCCAGTAAGAGGAAACACCAATATCTAATAAAAATTTACCATACGCTATTGTTGGCAAAAGTGTATAACTTGCAGTATGTGCTAGAAGTTCTGCTGCATCTTGTATTTTGACAATACCGTTTATATTAAAGTGATCTTCAATAGTTACTAAGTTTAAACTAGAGCAAACTCCAACTGAGTAAATTTTTCCAAAAAATGTATTGCTTGCTGTTTCATCGCCACCAACATACATTTTTAAACCATTTAAATTTCCAAAAAATGCAGCAACATTTCCACCAAAAGTATTATTTAGGTCTTCAAATTTTATGCCAACAGAAATCAATGTGTTTATTGAAAAATTGGGAGTTGAATAAATTGCTTCTTCTATTCCATTAAACTTTAAAGAATAATCTATTTTTGCACCATTTTTTTTAACTGTAAAAAAGTTACCTGTACGACTATTATATATTTTAAACAGTGTTTGAACTGAAGTATTTTCTGATGCTTTAAAGATACCATATAGTGCATGAACCTGATCATTTAAAATATCAAATCTTGGAAAATTTATATATGCTCCTTGATTAGCCCAGGAATCATTGGGCTTTAATGTTATAAACTTATTTTCCTCAGACTGAATAGCAAGGTTGTCATCATATAGACTTTGAAGTGTTTTTGAGTTGGTAAAGATTTCTGGTAAAGAATAAATTGGTAACTCCAGCGAGTTTTGATTTGTTACTAGATTGTCAAAAGTTCCTTGTTGCCATTCTGCAAAATCTGGATAAGAGTAGTTTGCTGTATAGTCTGCAAATGGGTAATCAATAAATGCAGAAGATCCTCCATAGGAAGAGTTAATTCCTTCTGGAGAAAGAACTCCTTGTCCATAAACCCATCTTCTTTTTGCAACTGTAATTGGTACTTGATAATGATATATTGCAACACAGTCGATCTCAATTGGTGTAACATTTTCTGTAGAATAAAAGCCAAGCCAATCTTGAGACTTGCCATTTTCATTTAAAACAGATGGCAGAATTAGGTCCTTTGTACTAAAACTTATACTAATAACTTGCTCACCATTTAATAAAACTGTTGCAGAATTTTTTAACACTCTAATATCAATTAGCATTGGTCTATACCATTCTCCAACAAAATGAGATCTAAAGGTATTTCCAATTTTTAATGTTAAGAATCCGCTTTCGACATATAGCCCATCTGTAGATGAAATAGGTCCAAATATTCTTGAAGGGGTAGCAGAATCAGAATTAATTCTTGCCCAAAACTCTACAGTGTAATCTTTATATCTACCTGCTTCATTTAAAAATCCTTGTCCTGGAATAATTAATGATGGCAAGTTATTTTGGTTGGGCCTTAGTTTTGTAACACCAGACGCTCCATAAACTAATGGAATTGTTGTGTTTCTTGCAACTAAACTATTTTTATTTACTAGGTAATATCCAGATCTATCAGATAGACCATATGCTTTTGCCTCTAAGCCATGTGTTTGTGTTAAGGCTATGCTTGAAGGAATAAGTTGGCTGCTAACGCCTAAAGATGTTGCGTTAAATTCTTCAGACCATTGGCCAGCGGTAATTCCATTAAATAAAATTTGATAATCACTTGAAGAAGCACCACCTGTCAATGTGCTAAATTTAATAAATATTCTAAAATTTGCATTTTCATCAGGAACATCAAAAGTAGCAGATATCAAAGACCAGTTTGCATATACTGGATTTAAGAATGTCTCAAACTTTCTAACAAGTTGCGAAGAAGTTGTATCTGTATATTCTATGCCTATTGAAATTGAATCAACATACACACTATTTAGATAAAAGTATGTGCCTACAGAAATAGTTCCAAGGTCTACGTCTAGATCACTAAAATTTTTAAGGTCTGGACTCCATGCAATTACTTCTTCTCCATCAATCGTTGGAACATTTGCAGAAATAGATGATGTATAACTATCTTGAAAAGGTGCATCTGATGGTGTTGATACTAGAGTTGCTGCTCCACCAGTCTCATTCCAAAGTAATGATATATTTCTTTGTGCTTCTGTTATTAAACTTACATAGTCAGCCTGATCATCGAGTGCCCACAAAACCAGTGGGTGTTCTGAGAAAATCTTCTCTGCATATAAATTTGACGGGTTAGACATAATTCTCCTATACCCTTATTATAGCAGGCTAGAGACTAGTAAAACTTAATCTCACAAGCATCAGTTGAACAATATGATTCACCTTCAGCCTCAAGATTTTCTACACCATCATAGATAGCAGACCAATCAATCTTACCAATCTTACCTACATATGAGTTGTATTCTTCTCTTGATATTTCTGTATAAGGCTGCTGAGGATAAGTTTTATTGCCCATTGGAAGGAATGAAACTGCCTTCAACTGTCCTTCATACATATTTAGTGCTGGAGCAACAAACTTTTTTTCCTCTTCTTTGTCAAATGACAGAGTTACAGAAACACCGTTATCTGACCAGTACTTCTGAGCAGTTGCTGCTAGACCAATCTTCTCAAATAGGCTGACTTGCTTCTCTGCACGTTTGTGTCCAGATGCTACTGGGAAATATACTACTGATGTATTTGCTGATACAAGATCTGCTTCAATTTTATACCCCGCTGCTTTAAACAAATGAAGCATTGGATCAGTATTTCCAAAACGAATAGCACGAAGATAGAACTCTCCACCAGGACCCCAGTGAACTCCAGGGGTTGCACCAGAAAGAAGTGAAACAGATCCTGATGGCTTAACTGTTGTTACACGAACTGATTCACGAACGCATAGCCATTCTGAATATTGGTGATCGTAATGACGAATCTTGTTGTATCCTTCGTCCATCCATTCACGAGTTGTTGGAAGACCAAATGTATCTGCAAATGATGCAATACCTGTAAGAGATGTTCCAATACGACGGTTTCTTTGCATAATACCATTTGTCTGCTGCCAATGTGTAGGCATAAGAGTTACAGTCTTTCCATAAAGATAGGCAAACTTCAACGTCTTGAGAAAATCCTCCTTGGATTCATGACGATTAAGGTGCACCTCTACAAGTGTACATAATTCGTAACTTTCCAATGGCTGTTCCGCACAAGGGTTGAATCCCATAATACGAGTGTCCTTATAATCAGGAGCATCTGCAAGACGGCCATAGTCACGAGCAACATCAAGCCAGATAAAACCTGGTTCTCCATTGTCTGCAATTAAATCTACATAGTCTTCATATTTTGTTCCAACTGTTGCTGAAATAGAATTATTGCTCATCCATGCCCAACCTGGTTTTTCTGGATCATAGGAGTTGCGCTCTGGAAATACTTCTGGATTTTTAAGATTAATAAAACCATCATCTTCTGGTGTGCCAAGTGCAAGGGTAGCAGAACGACGAACATTTCCAGAAACAACGCATGTGCCAATAAGATTTACGATATCCACAATTGCACGACTATCAAGGACTTCTCCTGCTCTAGAGCCGATTACATTACGAATACGTGTATGGAGATCAATAAGTGGTGCTGGACCGCTTGCAACGCCTCCAAAGCCCTTAATAGGGGCACCTAGAGGACGGATAAGGTCATATGTAAACGCCTGAATAGGCTGGTTTGCACGAAGAAATGAATTAATAAGTAATCTAACAGACTCAACCCATCCTTCACGAGTATCTGGGATTTCATAAATAGATGCTGGCTCTGTTGGAGCATAAATAGACATTTGCTTGTCTTGTCCAAGGGTATCAAACCCTACACCAATACCTAACATTAATGCATCCATAACCCAAGCAAAAAGAGCGCCTGGATCATTGCGATCAATGTCACGAGTAGATACCATTGCACAGTTTTGAAGGGATGCTGAGTTACGCTTCTCCATAGTCATAGGAGTTCCAAATGCCCATAGACCACGACCTGGTGGAGTCCACTTTAATTCAAACATTCTTTGAAATGCTTCCTGAGCAGACTTCTGAGCCTTGTTATCATTCCATGGTAGACGGTTATCTTTAGCGTGGTTTTTTTGTACTGAGTACATACCTTCAATTACACGGCGACATACTTCGTGCCAGCGTTCTTTTGTTCCGTCTTCTTTAACACGAGAATATGTGCGAATAAATGTTACCTCTCCCAACGAGTTAGATCCTGCATCTGAGAATCCAAATGGTGCTGGAATGGTTTGATACTTATTTACAAATTCTTCTGATAGACGAAAAGAGAATACGCTTTCTGACATTTATTGTGTACCTTTCAAAGTAAAATTAGATAAGTACTTCGTAATTTGCGAAGTAGTACCTAAGTATAACATACTTTAAAAAGAAAAACACGCTCAATAAGAGCGTGTAAATCTTTACTTTAAGGTTAGTGCTTTGTTTTTTAGATAGCACCCATAAGCATAAGTGTTAGTTCGTCTTTTACACTTCCTGGACCACCAGCAACGGTCATATCAATATCTCCTGATACGGTTACTGTTCCAGTTAGTGTTGGTGCTGTTAATGTTAGTCCCGCAATTGTTGTAACGGTTGCACCTGAAGCAATTGATGTTGAACCAATTGTAGGGGCAGAATATCCTGCAAGTGTTGCCCAAGAAGTTGAAGTTCCATTTGTAGTAAGGTACTTACCTGAATTGCCAGACTGTGATGCAACTAGATCAGTTCCATCGTACTTTAGTGTCTTTCCTGAAGCAAGATTAATATGCTCTGATGAAGTCCAAGCGTCTGTAGAGTCTACCCAATTAAAAGTTTTATCTGTTAGACCTTTTAGTGTTATACCACCACCATCTGCAGTTGTATCAGAAGGGGTAGCCACATCACCAAGGACAACGTTCTTGTCTTCTACCACTAGGTTAGTTGAGTTAATATTTGTTGTTGTTCCATTTACGGTTAAGTTACCTGAAAGTGTTAAGTCTGTTCCAGATACCGCTCCAGTGAAGGTTGCTCCAGATAAGGCTGCTACGTTTTCTGCTAAAGCAAGAGTTCCTGTGCCATCTGGCAGTGTAATTGTTCTATCTGCAGTTGGTTCACCAGCCTGTAAAGTTGTTTCAAAATCATCTGCTGTTGTACCTTCAAAAATAATATTGTGTGGTGCAGGAAGATAAATACCATGTATTGTTGGTGTTTGTCCAGTTGCAGTGATTGTTGGTCCGTTATTGTTGGAGTAGTTAAAGTCTTATTTGTAAGTGTTTCTGTTTTTGAAGCAGTTGATTTATCATCTAATTGTGTCTGAATTGCAGAAGTAACACCATTTAGGTATCCAATTTCTGTATCTGAAACATCTGCAACACGAGCCTGAATTGCTGTTGTATCTACTGCAATAGTTAGAGTGTTTGCTGCATCGTTATAAGTCTTTGTGATACCTGTACCCGCAGTTAGTGCAGAGTCAATTGCATCTTGTGAAAGTTCTGAAATATCAGATGTTAGGGCCACTGTGCCTGTTGCATCTGGGAAAGTGATAGTGCGATCTGCTGTAGGATCTGTTACAGCAAGTGTAGTCTCAAATGCATTTGCAGTTGCACCCTCAAATGTAATGCTTGAGCCAAAAGCAGGGTTTACTGTTGAACTAGCATCAATAAAGTAGTCAAGGTTTACCCAGTGATTTGTTCCATCACCAATTTTAAATTTATTTGTGTCGGTCTCGTATCCAATTTCACCTGCGTTGAGGATTGGGCCATTACCAGAGTTTGTTGAAACCCATTGAGCAGCAGTACCTCTGCGCTGTTGCATTCTTGTTGCCATTTATACTCTCCTCTTTCGTGGTGTCTTATAGTATTATATCAGATAATTAACTGAAATTATCTAGTGGGCTTCCGCCATCGTAACTGTTATTCCAATAGTCTGAATCATAGAATCCTGCAATTTCAGTTGATGTAAAAATTGAATCATAAAATCCTGCATCTTGGAATACTGAAACAATAAGTCCAGTTCCGTCAATGGCAGTATCGTGGATGTGTTGTCTAAGATCAGCGGTATCTGAAAATGTTGCAATCATAATCCAGTCAGCAGCATCGGTAGAATATACAGATAGATGGCGTGATACTGTATCAAACCATAACTGTCCATTTACTGGTGTTGAGGGTGCCGTTGATGCTGGTGCAGCAATTGCTCCCTTGCTATCTACATACAACTTTGTTGTTGCATGTGTGTTTTCGGTAGGAGTAGCAACTGTAACAGTTCCTCCAAAAGTACCGCCCTGAGTTACATCTAACCCGTGCTTTACCTTAAAATCTTTATTTACAGTTGCCACTTCTAGCCTCTTTTCCTAATTATGCTTCAATATAGGTCTTGCTTACCTTAACAGATGTATCTGCTGCTGCTGCGGTAACTTGAAGGAGAACATTGCCACCTGAGTAGACAGCATTTGTTGTTCCTAGTTCACCGTTGCTTTGTACATTAGCATACTCTGTTAGATAAACATTGTTGTCACCATCAATGGCAACAAGTACTTCAATTACCTCAATGTTGCCAGACTTCTTTAACTGAACTACATACTTAGCAGCAGAATATGTTGTTGCTGAGAATGTATCAACTGTTGTTGCTGAAGTTCCAGCAGTTGCTAGAGCAGAACCAACAAGGGCATCTGGTAGGGCAATGCTTGTTGCTGCTGCTGCACCAAGTGTTGGTGTAACAAAAGTTGGGCTAGTAGTAAATGCTACTGTTCCAGATCCTGCTTCATCGGTAAGTGCTGCTGCAAGGTTTGCAGAAGATGGTGTTGCAAGGAATGTGGCTACGCCAGTTCCAAGACCAGAAACATCATTTGCAATTCGTACTGTAAGTGTATTGCTTGCACCATCAATTGTCTTGTTTGTAAGAGTCTGTGTTGCTGCTGTTACTAGTGTACCGTTTAGGTAATAATCTTTGCCAGAAGCAAGATTAAGGTGTTCAGATGAGGTCCATGCATCAGTTGCATCTACCCATGAGAAAGTCTTGTCTGTAGCACCCTTGAGTGTAAGACCACCACCGTCAGCGCCTGCATCTGTTGGAGATGCTACTGAACCAAGTGTGAGGTTCTTATCATCAATTGTAATTTCTGTTGAGTTAATTGTAGTTGTTGTACCATTAACTGTTAGATCCCCTGAAAGAACCAAAGATGTACCAGTTGCAGCACCAATATTTGGTGTTACAAGTGTTGGGGTATCAGCAAAAACAAGTCCGCCAGTACCAGTCTCATCAGAGATTACTGAACGAAGTTCTGCTGAAGTAGTTGCTGCAAAAGCATCCAACTTGTTTGCTGTAAGAGCAACAGTACCTGTAGCATTTGGCAAAGTGATTGTTTGATCTGATGTAGGGTTTGTTACTGTAAGAGTTGTTTCGTGAGCATCTGCTGATGAACCTTCAAATACAATGCTTGAATCTGAAAGTGCAAGTCCTGAAACTACTGGGCTTGTAAGTGTCTTATTTGTAAGTGTCTGTGTATTTGTTGTACCAACTACCGCACCAGTTGCACCGTGTGCTTCTGTTGCACCTGTGTGAGTTGTAAGGTCTGAGCCAGTAGCCTTAGCATCTAACTGAGTCTGTATTGCTGATGTTACACCATCTACATAGTTAAGTTCTGTAGTTGAAAGTGTTGCGCCATCAAGAATGTTAAGTTCTGTTGATGATGCAGACATAACAACATCTTCATTAATCTTTGGTGATGTTAATGTCTTGTTTGTGAGTGTCTGTGTATTAGTTGTTCCAACTACTGCACCTGTTGCGCCATGGGCTTCTGTAAGGTTTGCATGTGTTGTAACATCTGAAGTAAGTGCTACTGTACCAGTTGCATCTGGAAGTGTGATTGTGCGGTCTGCTGTTGGGTCTGTTACTGCAAGAGTTGTTTCAAAAGAATTTGCTGTAGCGCCTTCAAACTCAATGCTTGAACCAAACACGCCAACTGCTGCTGGTGCTGACCACTCAACGCCGTATGTTGCGCTTGAGTTTGCTGTAAGTACTTGACCGTTTGTACCAATGCCTAAACGAGCAACTGCATCGTCTGCACTACCAACAATCAAATCACCTTTAGCGTCAACGACACCTGCTGTGATAATATTCTTTCCATTAACGGTTGCAGTTGTACCTTCAACTACTAATCCCGCTTTTACTCTAAAATCTTTTGTTACTGTTGCCATCTTTATATCTCCTTAGTTATGCCTTTAAACCAATACGCAAATAGCGCAAGGTTATCGGGGTTTGCCCACCCACTGGAACTACAGTTAGTGAAACTGTATCTCCTGCTCTAGACACGGAGATGGTGCCAATATTCCCATCATTGTCTACTGTTCCATATTCGCTAACATTTACATCTGTATTGTCAGGAACAATGGTTAATTCTGTGGCCCAGTATTTATTTGCGCCGCCAGAAGTCTTTTTAATTGAGACCATGTATTTTACTGATCTCCACTCACTTGCTAAAAAGTTATCAAAAATTGTTGAATTCTCAATGCCGTTAATTGTAACTTCATTGTTACCATCTGAACCAAGATCTGTAGATCTTGCAGAGGTGCTGTCAATCAAATCTTCATAGTTTGTTTGACTTGGACGGTCTCCAGTCTGAAAAAGAGACTTGATGCTTGCGATTGATAATTTAGCCATGCTTGAATTATATCACATATTTTAAAGTATATAGTTAGAGAAACCAATAACCTGTAATGGAATTGCTGGTACATTACCAATAGATGTTGGCACCTGTATGGCTGTAAACCTTATTCTAAATGGAAGAATTGAGTTTATATTTACTCCCCGATTTGGCTGAGTAATTTCTACATTTGGAAAAGAAACTCTTTCAATGTCTTTTGTAAAAACTGGGGCATTGTTATTTATAACAACTGTTGCCATTAGTTTGTAACATCCTCAAGGAGAGTAATCTTCCCTTGAGCAACTGTCCAAACAAGAGTGTTCTGTGGAAGACGTAATTCAATATCAAAAATATCATTTGTTCTTAATTGTGCAGTTTGTGCTGCAGTAAGGTTAACCTTAAATTCACCATCAGCGTCTTCTAGGTCTTGTGTTGGGGTAATTGAAAAAACTAAAGTTGCAACATCTGTAATTATCTGAGGCTCAACGGGGGTAGTAGGTCTTTTAAACTCCACCTCAATATCCCAGTCATCAATAGTTAAAGGCTGTTTAGCATCATCTGTTAGGTAAACTTTAAAAGAGGCTGTGTCGCCCTTTACGATTGTCCAATTAACGAATGGTGGCTTTTCTCCAATATCATATGTAGATGCTCCCTGACCTCTATAAGTTGCCATTATGCTAAACCTGCTTTCAGTGATCCCCAAGTGCCATTTCCTTTTGGCTGCCCAACTAGAAGTATCCCAGTTGAAGAATTTTTCTTTGCAACTACTGCTACTGCTCCAGATCCTGCTGTTGGCTGGGTAGCAGTAAGTCCTCCAGTAGTTCCAACATATAAAATATTTCCAACATTATAAGAATTTGTATTTACTCCAGAAAAAACTCCAGAGATAACAATAACGCCATCGTTTGTATTTGCAATTGCTGCTTGTGCTAAACCAACTACTGGAAATGTTGCAATATCTGTAGAAACGCTTTTTGCAACTGTAGGCTTGGATGTTCCAAAACCAGAAATATAAACTGGATCCCCTTTGGCAATTGCTGATCCACTAGTATTTGTAACTTCTAGGGTTTGATAAGGCAAACCAATTGTTGGTAATATTAATTCTAATTGTTCGGCTAATGACTGAATGTCCTCGTGTACATTAACCTGATCGGAAAGTACTGGGTATGGTAAATCATATATAGGTGTTATTCCTGTAGCCATAGTATTTCTATTATACCACTTTCAATTATAACAAATAGATAACAAAAACTTAAAAATATCAAAAAGTTGCTTTTTGGGGCAAAAACATGTTATACTTGGTAGTAACACCAGACAACTGGTGCTTTTGTTTCTAGGAGGTTTATTTTATGAGAAGAGACAAGATGGCTTGGATTGGAATCCTATCTTTAGTTGGATTGCTTGCACCTATAAGTAATTCTGCTAATGCTGTAACAAATACAACTGAAAATAATTTATTGAGTAATAAGTCCTTAACTACCCCTGCCGACCCTAAGTCGGCTTTTTTGGTTTCTAAGCCAAATAAAAAGGTAATTTTAGCAAAGTATACAAATGCTGTATCTTTAAGTGACTATGACTTAGTTCAAATGTTAAAGGCTGTAGGCTTTACTGGAAAGGGTCTGAAGACTGCTTGGGCTGTAGCAAAAGCAGAATCAAACGGAAGACCTTTTGCATTTAATGGAAATGCTAAGACTGGAGACAGTTCTTACGGGGTATTCCAAATAAATATGATCGGTGATCTAGGACCTGATCGTAGAGATAAGTTTAACCTAGATGCTAATGCTGAACTATTTAGTCCCGTGAAAAATGCACAAATTGTATTTCATATGACTCAGGGTGGAACAAATTGGAAGTCTTGGAAGCATGCCAAGCCTGCACAATACCAAAAATGGTTAAAGAAGTTCCCTAACCAATATAATTAAATAATATAAAAAATCCCCCCTTGGCTATATGCCTTGGGGGGTATTTTTTTATAAATTAAAACCTTAGAACGTAGACAACTCCATTGCCACCAGTGCCGCCACCGCCACCGCCGACACCAGAAATTTGCTGACCACCTGAGCCACCACCTGCGCCGATGCCGCCGCCACCACCTGGGGTTCCAGAAATACCGTTACCTGGCTGATAAACCTGAGCATCTTGTCCACCGCCGCCGCCAGATGCTGCTGTAACTCCTGTAATTGTGTAAACTGCAGCAGGACGAGTTCCACCAGTTCTACCGTTTGGGCCACCACCAGACTGATTATAGAATCCACCTGTTGATGATCCACTACCTGATCCTGATCCACCGCCACCAGTTGCTGTTATTCCAGCAAATACTGAAGATCCTCCTGATAGTGTTGCTGTTCCACCATTACCAACAGTTACAGGCATAGAACCAGTTAGCGCTACAAGTTTTTCTCCAATACCTGCGGCATTACCTGCTGTTCCTCCTTGTGGAGAACCTCCGCCACCGCCACCGATGACAACTGCATAAGCAAGACCAGATGCACTTGTGCCTGTGTATGTTCCAGTTGCGCTAATTGTATCAAGTGTTCCTGAAGCAGAACTTGTTAAAATATTTGCAACACGATCAATTGAAACAGCAATATTTGATCCTGTATTTGTCCACAAGATACACTTATCTACTGTCTGTGCAAGGTTTACAGTAACTGTTCCAGATGATGTTACTGCGCCAGCAATTCTTGTTCCATCATTTGAATAGAACTCAATTGTTGTGATTGTGCTAGAAACATTGGAAATCGTATAGACTCCAGGTGTCAAAGTAATGTTAGGCGTTTGAACAGTATTAGCACTTGGAACAGTTAGTCTGTTGTTAGTAAATACTGTTGCTGTTGTTGGTGTAGGAAATACATTAACGCCCATTACGAAATCTCCACTCCGCTGATGTGAAAGTCTACAGTGATTGCAGAAGCAAACGCCTTAATAGTCTTTGTTGTTGCTAAAACTTGCTTTAGGTCAATATATACTGTTGAGTTTGCTGGAACTGAAGAATCTTTTTGCAGTTCAATGTCATCTAGCAAGATAGTAAAAGTAGCAGCAGATGCTGCGTTATTACATACAGCGATATTTGTAATTACTGTAGTTGTTGAAGACGGCACCGTGTATAGTGTCGCACTTGATGTTGCTGCTGCTTGTCTAGCAAGAGCCTTGGTTAATGTAGCCATTAGTTACTACCTCCTAAGTAGATTGTGTTATTATTATACACCATATTTTATAGCAGTGCGCCCATAATTGTTAGAATTTCAACTTCTTCAAGTAACACTGTTGTTGCTATGTCAATTCCATTTGCCTGAACTGTACCAACACCTTTTGAAACAAGGTTTAGCGATACATCTGTGTCCCCACCTTGTACTGCAATAGAGGGGTTTCCTCCAGTTGCAGCGTTTGAAATTTTAATTTCATTTACCGCTGAGGTTACGGTATCCATGACAAGCAGTTCATTTCCATTGGCATCTGCAATAAAGCCAAGGTCTGCAAATTTTGGAGCAGTTAAAGTCTTGTTAGACAAAGTATTTGTACTTGTAGCAGTTACTTCTGGAGTAACCCACTCAAGTCCGCTAGTGGTTGCAGAATTTGCTGTAAGAACTCTTCCGTTTGAACCTACGCTTAAAACAGCCAATGTATCATTTGCTGAAGCAGATAAAAGATCGCCTTTTGCATTAAAACTAGTGGCCTGAATTGGAGTTGTTCCAGACAATGCTGTTATCTGAGATTGCAAGTTATTTATTGTATATGCAACTGAGGGATTAATAAGGTTTGCAGCATTTGTTTCTGCTGTATCAAAAGTATATGATCCGTAGTGATAGACTCTGAGGGCAGCCTGAATATCCGCCTGATCTGAAAGACTTGGTATTTTAGTAGGTACTAAAGTTCCTATTGATTCTGCTGCCATTTATTCACCTCATCAAAAATTATACCACAATATCACAAGACTATTGATATAAATAGATGTATGGTTACCTCTCCAGTCAAATTTGACCAAGTTCCATTAACCGACTTAACGGCATTAAAATTAACAACAAGATTGGTCCCCGATCCCGTAAGAGTTGGAATCTCTATGGATGATGCTATGGGGTTTGTGCTAACAATACTATATTGAACTGCAAAATTATTTGCTGTTAGGGGTGTTCCAGAAACTGTAACAATATTTGAGATTGGTATAGTTATGCTTGCCTCGCCACTAGTAAAAGTTGCAGAATGGCGCTTTGAATATAGAGTTGGATTTACTTTTAAAACCTCAATCCAAACATTTCCTCCAGGCTCAGAAACATACTGATATAGATATCCATAGTTTGCTCCTGGAGATGTATTAATATACAAATCATTTAATCTAATTGTTTGTCCAATTTCCACAGAATTTGGATCTCCTACACCAATAAATATCTGGCTTCCACGATCACCTTGTGGACCAATGTCAACTAAGACTTCAACAATTTCTGGTGGGCCAAGAACTGTAATATCATCATTACTCAATAGAACATCAGGCATTAAGCGGCACCAGTAATGTCATCTGTTACAGAAATCGTACCAGTCAAAAGAGTATAGATTTGAGTTCCATTATCAATTTGAACATCATAAACATATGAACCTTGAGCAAGCAATCTTCCACCTGTTGGTGTAATGGTACACGTTACTAGATCGTTTGCAGTATCAACTACAGCAGTAATTCCCTGTGCAGTAGAATATCTTGTAGCCCCTGAACCTCTTGCTGTTGCAATTGTAAAAATAGAACTATATCCTGTTAGTTCAAAAGAAGATCCGTCATTTGCATTTTTTGGACGGGCAACAAATTGAGCAGTGTCACCACGGTAATAACTAAAATTATAAGTACTTGGAAATGTCATCAATATCCTCCTGATCCATTATACCACTAAGAGACTGATATATACATGCCCTTTAGTATAATGGTACTTTCATTATCTGCTCTTGCCTGAATGACTGCACCTTCTGATCTAATTTTTGACAAGTCAACATATAGGGTTTGACTAACAGACATTTCATATGGATACTTATATTTAAGCATTCCTAGGTATCCAGTTGGAGATTCCACCTTTGGTATATATGTTCTAATCCATGCTTCTGTACTGTTTGTATCAGTAGTAAGGGCTATGTCATACCTAATGTCAACTCTAGCACCCACCTTTAATTGCTTAAAATTAATTCTCTGAGTAACTGAATTCCAAAGAGATACTGATCCTTCTGGAAGAAATTTCAAAATATTACTATCCATATCGTCATCCATTAAAATATTTACCCAACCATCATCTCCTCTTTCAGGACCTAGCAAGATTGGTTTTTTATTTTTATTCTGATAATATGCCCATCCTGGATATTGACCTGAAGGACTCTCATATCCTTCTCCCCCGCCTCTGCCAGGATCTCCTTTAGGTCCTTGTGGCCCAGGAATGCCATCTTTACCATCTTTGCCTGGAATACCTCTTTCGCCCCTTGGTCCTTCTGGTCCTGGTGGTCCTGCTGGACCTACTTCGCCTCGTTCACCCTGAATTCCTGGAACAGCAATATATTCAGTATTACTTAGTTCTTCACTTTTAGTTGACTTAATTGCTTCCGCATATTTTGTCTTTGGAGCATCCATATTTTTTGATATGGCCACGACTTATCTCTTTACTTTAAAAACAGTGCCATTAATCTTTATAATTGGCGGGAGTTTTGTATTTGTATCTTTAATTTTAATTATCATTTAAGATACTCCTCCCAAAGTATTTCTTGTAGTTGATGGGGACACGTCTCCAAGAACGCAGATTGTTCCAATTACTGGAGTCCATGTAATTGTTGAGGTACCGTCTGGAACTATTGCTTGAAGGTCAAAAGATAGTTCTGCAACTACAGACTTATATTTAGTTCCCCAGTTTTCAGTAACTGAAGCGGGAGCACTGACAGTAATAACAGAACCGTCTACAACAACATCTAATTCATCTAGAACGTCTGTAGTAGGATCATAGGCTGTGGCTGCAAAAGCCCAACCAACAGTATCAAATTCTGTAACTTCATCATTTTCAAGAAATGAAATTGTAAATGAAGCATAGTCTCCACGAACGACAGTCCATTGAATATTTGCTGGGGTTGCCCCAAATCGTTCTACTGTAGGTGAGCACATATCATTGATTATACCATAAAATAAGGCTAGACACCCAAGCGCAGTGGGGTGGGGGTAGCAACTTGGGTGCTAGCATTAAGATTATATCTTATTATTTAATTAAAACCAGGTTATTAATGATTTGTATAACAAAAAGTTACAATATTAAATTGTTACAAAAGAGTTATAAATGGTTATATACCTTATGTCCGTTTTATCCTAATAGTCCAGGGTATTGATAGTGTATACTTAAAATATATAAAGAAAAGAATATACTGTATAAAAGTTTTTAAGATATTAAGTATATATTATATATAGAAGAATTACTTAGAGTGATCTTTAATATGTTCAATCAAAAGATCAAACATCTTGTCAGTTTTTTCTTCTAATCTGGTAACAGAGTCTTTTAGCGATGATCCAGAATTCGGTTTAAGTTCGCTGAGATAATGTTTTACAAGCCATTTAATTCCAAAAGCAATTGAAGATACAATTGTAAGTATTGCGACGATTAGTGAAGCCCAGTCTTGTACGGTCATAAGAAGTATTATATCATTATTTAAGATAACAGTCTTAAAATTCGGCGGGATACAAAGCGAGCCGAAAATAGAGGTTATCAAACCCTCCTATAGACAATCTATGGGACACACTCCCAATAGTGTCTAAGAATGGCTCATATGCTCCATATAGGCTATAATGGTTTGTATGGATGAAGTTACTATTGGAGATTGGCTCAAACCTTCTACCCCCAGAGCCAGCAAAGATGTTATAGATAATCGTATGGCAATATGCACCAATTGTGAATTCTTTAAAAAGAATGGTGCCAGATGTAAGAAGTGTAATTGCTTTATGAAGTTAAAGACTGATCTATTAGATGCTCGTTGTCCTATTGGGAAATGGTGATTTTAGCCAGCAACCAGGAGATGGTTGTATCCCCTCGAAATTTTAACTATAACAAACCGTTATAAATATAAAACCTTAGTTTTCTGGTTTGTGAGCATCTGAGGTTTGGCAAGCACATCCATTACAGCATGTATCGCTAAATATCTGTGTCAGGTTTGTATGCTCATACTGGAATTCTGGATCCCAAGCATTCTCAAAGTTGTCTAGTATTCCCATAGGTAATATTATACCTTATTCCTATCCCCTGGAAAATCTGAAAAATTATAAAAAACCACTTTTACCAAAATCTGAATATTTTTCTGAGATGTACGATACACATAATAAAAAATAAAATAGCAAAAAAATAGTGAGCACGTATGCAACGCACCCACTAGATCTTTTAGGATTTATTTTGTACCTTGTAGGTAACCATTTATTCCTAGTAAATCGCAGGTAACTTTTACACGCTGATTTTCATGAAGTGTTGATTTGAACAATTCGATAAAATCAAAAACCTCTTGCTTAGACATGAGATTTATTTTGCGGGTGTTACCCTGCATAGTTGTTAGAGTAAGGTCTATCATT